AGACAGACAGACAGACAGACAGACAGACAGACAGACAGACAGACAGACAGACAGAGATTCCGTTTGCTTATCGCATAGCCGACTTGATAGGAATAGACAGGAGAACAGACAAAGAAAACAAAGCATTTGCGAATTTAAAGATGGGGAATATCCCTAGCGAAATTCTGAAAGCACCTGTCAGAGTAAAACAGTTATTTGGTGTCAAGTATGAAGATTTTGGCAGTATGTATGACAGGTCAAAGTACTTATTTATGCTAAATGCACCATTTGAAGTATCTAATCAATGTTGCAAGGTAATGAAGAAACAGCCTATGCACCAATACAACAAAGATACAGGCAGAGTACCTATTACCGCCCAAATGGCTAGTGAAAGTAAATTAAGGACTTCACAATGGTTACAGAATGGTTGTAATGGATTTGACTTGAAAATTCCAACGAGCAACCCTATGGCATTTTGGACGGAACAGGATGTGCTTTTATACATCAAGGAGAATAATCTTCCTATCTGTTCAGTATATGGGGATATAGTTGTTGATTATTCGGCTATGGGGCAATGTGAAAATCAAATGTCATTTGCGGATTATGGAATATTTGATAATGAAAGACCATTACTGAAAACTACAGGTTGCCAAAGAACAGGTTGTGTGTTATGCGGATTTGGCTGTCATTTAGAGAAAGAACCGAATAGGTTTCAGATGTTAAAAGAAACGCATCCAAAATTTCATAATCTGCTTTATGTATTAAAGAACAATGGCGTAACATATGCGGAAGCTATTGATTGGGTAAATGAACACGGAAATATGAATATTAAGTATTAAAGGAGTGATTAAAGACGGATTACAAGAAATTAAGACAGGCAAAAGCCATAGAATCAGAGAACCGAAAGCGACTTTTAAAGATAAATCCAAAGCTGAATGACAGGAGTGGGATATACTTCCTGCTCCGAGAGGACGAAAATGGCTTTAAGTTTGCCTATGTCGGACAGGCTAAGTCGGTGTTACAGAGATTAGCAAGCCACCTTGTAGGCTATGAACAGCACATAGATTTGAGCCTACGCAAACATAAGCTATATTCAGAGGATAATCCGTATGGCTGGAGAGTTGAATTTCTGAATTTTCCCGAAAGCCAACTTGACGAGAAAGAGAAGTATTACATCAAGCTATATGCTGATAATGGTTATCAACTACGCAATGTTAGCATTGGCGGGCAGGGTGGAAATCGTGATAGTGGTTCGATAGGCGAAAGGAAAGCCTCTAAAGGCTATTTACAGGGCATACAACAGGGCAGAAAGAACCTTGCAAGGGAATTATCCAATATAGCCGAAAAGCACCTTAAAATCGAATTGAGAGCGGATAAGGCTAATAATAAGGTGTCGCAGAAGCAGTATGAGAAGTTTATGGATTTATTGAAAGTGGGTGAGACTAATGCTGATACCAACAGTTAAAGCTAAAGAGTTTGAGAAGTTCGGCTTCAAGAAATGTAAGGGCGAATATGGTAAGAATGGTTGCTATTACCTTTGCGTTGCAAGAGGCGTAAAAATGCTTTTTGTGAGTGATGTATATTTTGGTGTTAATTACTGGGATGATAACGACCCAAGAATCCACAAAGACGCAAATTGCAGATACAGAGACAACAGAACTTGCCTTGATATTATTTATGAGTTAATCAAGGCGGATATGCTTAGAAGTGATTGTGCGAAAGTGGGTGGTAATAATGAATGAAAAAGACCATAAAGCTGATTTTAGCTTTATAACAAGAATGTTAGAAGAAGATAGAAAAGCTGGGTATGAACACGGATATTCAGTTGGCTACAACAAGGCTGTTGATGACACTATAAAAGCCATCAAGGAAGAATATGCTTTCACAATCTTAGAAGAAGAAAAGATTGACGAAATAGTAGAACAGTTGAAAGGAGCGAAGCAGAATGAAGATTTTAAGTAAGAAGAAATACAATAAACTCATTGATGATTTTGAGAAACTACAGGAAAAGGTAGAAGAACTCAAAAGAATAAATGAAAGCCTTGGGAAAAAGCTAGAAGATAAAAAGACAAGTTGCAAAATGAATAGTGGAAGTGACTTCTGCTTTAATTGTGCAAACTCTTACAGATACAAGACATATTGGGGAGTAACAGAAGTTGAGCGGTGCGGTTGCTTACTTGATGTCACTTGTGAGAGCTTTGAGAGAAAGGGAGTTGGAGAATGAATGATTGCAATGGCTGTAGATACGAAAACAGCACAGATATAGAGGTGCATTTAGAATTTTGTACAAATTGCAAAAGGGCTTATTCTAACGAAGAAGATAGAGAATTTCACGAAGATAAGTACGAAACTGTAGATTAAAAATCTAAGAAAGGAATAGGTTGTCGCGACATAAAACCGAGGTTTCCTTTTGGCGATGGAATGACACAGGACGGACAACTTGAATTAACCGACTTTTTGAGCAAGAAGATTGAAAGTAAATCCGTTATGGATTTGACAGCTTGGATAAACAGTCAAGGCAAGGCACAGTATTCACAGATTGGTGAGGTTATAGAAGAAGTTTACAATCGTGAAAAAGATAGTGGAGAACTTGTTGAAAGGCTCACAAATGCCGTATCAATATATGTTCTTAATCAATCTATGGGATATATGAATTATTTGCGAAAGGAAAGTGAGTAATGACAGACGATACAAAACAGGAAATACAAATAGTCCTTGACTTGCTAAAAGGTAGTCTTACAAGGAATGGTGTGAGTATGGCAACGGACAGAGAGGGTAACCTGATGTTCTTTGATACATCTGTCTATGTCAGAAGCAAAGGCAAGGAATTTGACGGATTCAGAGTTAATATTAACGATTTAGTAAAGTAACAATGTGACAGAACTTGAAGAGGTAGACTATGAATAAAGGTTGGATAAAATTGCATAGGCAACTACTGGATTGTTGGATATGGCAAGCAAATGAACCATTTGACAAGCGTTCAGCTTGGGTTGATTTATTGCTTACCGCTAACCATTCAGATACAAAACTATTATTCAATGGAGAAATAATTACAATAACAAGGGGGCAGATTTTAACATCTGTCCGACAGTTATCAGCAAAATGGAATTGGAGTGTAAATAGAACATATCGTTTTTTAAAAATGCTAGAAAATGAAAATATGGTGCAAAAAGAAAGCAATGATAATAGAACACTTCTAACCATAGTAAATTATAGTGTTTTCCAGTTTTCAGAAAACAGTAACGGAAACACTAACGAACACACCAACGGAAACAGTAGTGGAAACACCGATAGAACACTTACGGAAACACCAACGGAAACAGTGACGGAACACATACAAGAATGTAAAGAATGTAATAATGATAAAGAATTAAAGAATGATAAGAGTACAGAAAAAGATATTACTAGTGTAATATCCAAAAAGAAAAGTTATTATCCCGATGATGAATTGCTTGATGAAGCATTTAACGAATATGTGACAATGCGTAAGAGAATTAAGAAGCCTATATGCACCGACAAGGCATTACATAGGGCTATGAATACTCTTGAAAAGCTATCGGGTGGAGATAATGACTTGGCGGTTAAAATTCTTAATCAGTCAGTAGACCATTGCTGGCAAGGCTTGTTTGAGCTGAAAGAAGATAATTCTAATAAGCAGGGCAAGAAAAATGTATTTGATGAATGGATGGAGGCAATGAAATGACAGAAGAACAGGTTGGAAAACTTCTAATGACAATACAGGCTTATTATCCTAACTACAATCCACCAGATAAGAAGGTTACTCTTAATGCTTGGTATATAATGCTTGCTGAATATCCAGAAGAATTAGTTTTGCAAGCGTTAAGAGCTTGCATTGCAACTAATACTAGCGGATTTGCACCAGATGTAGGGCAGATAATGAGCAAGATACAGACTATATCACAGCCGCAGGAACTTGATGGAATGGCAGCTTGGGGATTGGTTAGCAAGGCTTTAAGGAATGGTGCTTATGGGGCGGTTGAAGAATTTAACAAGCTACCGCCATTAGTCAGACAAGCTGTTGGTATGCCAGACAACCTTAAAAACTGGGCTACATCAGATTATCAGACGATAGAAACAGTAATACAATCAAATTTTCTAAGAACCTATGAAGTAGTTGTTAAACGTGCGAATGAAATAAATCGTATGCCAGACAATATCAAATCACTTATTAAAAAGACGAATGCAAATTCGTATAAGGCTCAAATCGAGCAAAAATTCCAAAGAGATATAAATACATTACAAATTAAAGAAAATGCCCTTATCGGTCAAAATACAAACGCAGAAGAATATATTGAAGCACCTAAAGAAGTGCAAGATAGAATTAGCAGAATGCGAGGTTGATTTTAGTGGAAACAACGCCAATTAGTCCACAAATGAGAATGTACTATAAGCGGAAAGAGGCAGGATTATGCGTTGAATGTGGGAAGCCTCTTGATGGAGAAAAACTTAAATGCAGAGATTGCAGAGAAAGAATTAATGCAAACAAAAAAGAACTTGCACACTGGTATCAAGATAATGGCATATGCCCTGAATGTCGGCAAAATAACCTTATGAGAGATGAAAGGGTTTGCCCTGAATGTTCTGCAAAAAGATATTCTCAGAGGATTGCTAGATATAATGCTAATCCCGAAGAGTTCAAGGCGAGAGATAGACTTGAACAGAAAAAAATCAGAACAAGACGAGCTGAAAAAGGAGTGTGTGTTAAATGTGGTAAAGTTGAGGCAGATGCTGGGTATAAAACTTGTACAAAATGTCGTATTAAAGCAAGGAACGCAAAGCGCAATAAGCGAAAAGATTGTAAGGTTGAGCTAAAAAGAGAATGGGTTGCCAATGGCAGATGTTGGCTATGTGGTAAACCTGCATTTAATCATACTAAATTATGTGAAACACATTATAAGAAATCCCTTGAATATGTCGAGAAAAGTAAGGAGGCAAGATTAAGAAATGAGCAAAGCAGAACAGAAGAAATTTAAAGAACAGATGTTACGTGTGCAGATGAATAGAATTAACAATGAACAGCAGAAGAGAAATTTTGAATCTGCGCTTATATTAATGATGTGGGTGCTGCATGATAAGTTTGGTTTCGGACAGCAGAGGTTAATAAGAGTGCAGAAAGAACTCAAAACGCTTATAGATAACTATAACGATGAATTATTTACGGCAGAAGAGCTTGTTAATCAATTATACGAAGAAACAGGAATAGAACATATTAAGTTTAAATAAGGAGAATGGCTTATGAAGTTTTCAGAACTGACTAAGCCAGAACTTGAACACATTATTGAAAATGCCAATTTTACAGAAGAAGAGTTAAGAATTTTTAAATTACTATCACAAGGCAGGAGCATTACAGAGATTGCTATGCGACTGTCTGTATGTGATAGAACAGTCAATCGCAAAATAAATAAAATCAAAAGTAAAATTAACAAACTGGAGGGATATTATGATTAAAGTTACTCAAAATGGCGAGAATGTAAAAATGGAAAACATAACTCTTTCAGATAATTTACTAAAGATAATTGCAGAGATAATTGACAACAAATAAATATGTGTTACAATGTGTCGCATAACGTGATGAATGCGGCACATTTTACTTTAAGGAGATAAATATATGGAATGTGTTGCTTATATGAGAGTATCTACTGAAAAGCAAGCTGTTGAGGGTAATGGACTTGACAGCCAGAAAAGAGATATTGAAAATTATTGTAGAAAAAATGAGTTAGTAATAACAGACTGGTATATTGATGACGGATATACCGGAACTAATATGGACAGACCGGAGCTTCAAAGGCTTGTGAATGACTGCGGTCGAAAAAGAATAGGCTGTGTTGTAGCATTTAAACTTGACCGATTGTCAAGAAATATGATTGACGGAATATATCTTATCGAGAAAGTATTTCAAAAATACAATGTTGTGTTTAAGTGTGTGCACGATAGCGTTAGTTATGATAGCCCTATGGAACAGGCTTACACGCAAATGATAGCAGTTTTTGCACAGCTTGATAAGAATACAATGATGTTACGTATGCGTGGCGGTATGCTTGAAAGAGTTAAGCAAGGCTACTGGATGGGTGGTGGCAATTTACCTTATTGCTATTCTTACAGCAAGGAGCAGGGTATATTAATGCCTATCCCAGAGCGGAAAGAACAAGCAAATAAAGCATTAGACTTATTTATTAGTGGCTATTCGGACGAAAAAATATATAAAACCTTAGGATATACATCAGAGATGGTTGTTAGAAGCATATTGACAGGTATAGTTAATGTCGGAATGATACCATATAAGGGCAATGTATACCAAGGGAAACACGAACCAATTTTTGATAAAGCACGTTTTGAACTTGCGCAGGAGTTGAGGAAAAGCCGCAGAAAAACAAAAGCAACTTGCTTAACAAAAAAACCTAACCTATTAACAGGACTATGCTATTGTGGTGTATGTGGTTGTGCTATGAGGTATCAGAAGTGGGGCAGTGATAAACACAAGATTTATTGTATGTCAAGAAATAAGTCAATGTCTTACTTGCCAAACCACAACCCGGACTGCAATAATTCGCTTGAATGGGCGGACGATATAGAAAAACAAGTTGAAGAAGAAATGCTTAAAATATCACTTGATTTATCATCATACAAACCTAAAGAAAAGGCGACAAAGCTTGAAATTATGCAATCTCAACTTGAAAAGGAACAAATTAAGTTGAAAAGGTTATATAGCTTGTATGCAGACGGAAACGACACAGTTTTAGAGATGATTAAAGAGCTTGAAAAACAAATCAAGGATATGAAAGACAATATCACTGCTGAAAGTAAAAATGCAGTTAATGTGCAGAAAAAAGAATTTGTTTATGAGAATATAAAAAAACTTGCCGACATCTGGGATAATATCGACAAGAAGCAAAAAAATATGATACTTAAGACTATAATAGATAAAATTGTTATAGTCAATGGAAATATCGAAATACAGTTAAAGAATTTTTAGCACTTACTATATGCAGTTCCTATGACATAATGTTAGTGCTAATGCCGTATTTATCACGTTTTACAATTATATAATTTTAGTGCTGTCGCTTATATGTCGTACATATGTCTATCATATGTCGCTTTAAGCGTCTTTTTTTATGCCAAAATATAATCAGAAAGAGAGGTAATGCGGATGTTTTCTGATGAAGTTAGAGAAAAAATCTTAAGCAAAGAAGAATTACAGAAACTTGATTTGGTGACATTATCTCTTGTTATCCACGCAATTGAAGAGGTTTTAGAGGAGGCAGACAATGAACAATCCTTATCAGGCACCTATAATGAATAATTCTTATGTACAATCCACAAATCCTTATATGGACAGAATGAATTTCTTACAGAATTACCAGCAGAGCTTACAGCAACCAGCAGCAGGAATACAAATGCCTTTGACAAATCAACAGGCTATGCCGCAACAGCCGGCAGGTATCAACGGAAGAATTGTACAAGCAGTCGAAAATATCAACGCTAATGAGGTCCCTATGGATGGCTCAATGGCATTTTTTCCTAAGCAGGATTTATCAGAAATCTATGTTAAAGGTTGGAACGCTAATGGAACTATTAATACGATTGTGTATAAGCCTTATACAGCCCCTAAAGATAATCAGACAGTGAATTCTATAGCTAATGCAGAAAACGCTAAATTTACCCTGTCAGACGAAAGTACAGAGCTGTTTATGAGTAAGTTTGATGAACTATCAGAGAAAATAGGACAGTTAGAAGATAGATTTGACAAATCTTTAGGAACACAAAGAAAATCTTCGAGAACTCAAAGCAAGGGCGGTGATGAAGAATGAACCCAATTAACATTTTTCGGATGATGAGAGGTGGTCCTCAACAATTTATACAGCAGATAATGGGGAACAATCAGCTTATGAGTAATCCAATGATGAAGAATACAATGCAAATGGCACAGCAAGGCAATATGCAAGGCATTGAACAGATGGCTAGAAATTTATGTAAGGAAAAAGGGCTAAATGCAGATGATGTATTTAATCAGATAAAAAGCAGATTTAATAATTAATAGCATATTAGATGTCTTTGCAAATTACCTGGGTGACATCTTTATGAATAAATTAATGGAGGTAACTAATATGTTTAATTCAAATTGTGCCAGCGTGCCATTAGTCGCTAATATTGACGGCAACGGCAATAACGGCGGATGGGCTGATGGTGGATGGCTTTGGATAATCGTTGTATTCGCATTACTTTTTGGATGGGGCAACGGCGGTTTTGGCGGTTTTGGTGGTAACAATGGCGGTGGCTATGTTGCAACAGCTGCTACGCAGGCAGACATTCAGAGAGGATTTGACAACTCCGCAGTTATCAGCAAGTTAGACGGCATTTCTAACGGACTTTGCGATGGATTCTACGCTATGAATAACAGTATGCTCACAGGCTTTAATGGCATAAATACAAACATTATGCAGACAGGCTACGGCATCCAGCAGGCTATTAACGCTGATACAGTCGCTAATATGCAAAATACAAATGCTTTACAGTCACAGCTTGCCAACTGTTGCTGTGAGACAAGAGAAGCTATTCAGGGCGTAAACTACAATATGGCAACTAACACCTGTGCTTTACAGAACACGATGAATAATAATACAAGAGATATTATCGACAGCCAGCAGGCAGGAACAAGAGCAATCCTTGATTTCTTAACAAATGACAAGATAGCTACATTACAGGCAGAGAATAATGATTTACGCAGAGCTGCTTCACAGGATAGACAGAATGCACTTCTGACTACCACAATGGCAGCACAGACAAATCAGATTATTGACGCTGTAAGACCTACACCAGTACCATCATTCCCAGCTTCTAACCTTTATGGTTATGCATATGGCTGTGGTTGCAATACAGGTTGTGGATGCTAAACAACTGAATAATCAAGTATCTTAATCGAAAGATTATGTCTGCTAAGCAGTATTACTTAAATTTAAAGGGCAGACTTATATGGTTTGCCCTTATTTTTTAGAAAGAGAGGTAAAGACAATGGAAATTACAGGAATTGCATTACAAACAGTTGCCGCTGGCGAAGATGTTGCATTTACAGAAACACCGGTATGCGGTAGCAAATGTATAGTCCACAGACAGGGTAGTGGAATTATCAAGTTGAGAGGTATCACAAATCAATGCAAGGCACGATTTTTAGTATCGTATAGTGGCAATATTCAGATACCTACAGGCGGCACAGTAGAAGCTATTTCACTTGCCATTGCAGTAGACGGAGAGCCTTTACAGTCAACAAGAATGATTGTTACACCAGCCGCAGTCGAAAACTTATTTAACGTATCGGCACAGGCATATGTTGATGTACCTTGTGGCTGTTGCAGTACAGTAGCGGTGCAGAATACATCTACACAGGCTATACAGGTTCAGAACAGCAACTTAATTGCTGTCCGTGAAGCGTAAGGGGGTGTGAGTATGCACATTGAAAGAATCCACAAAATGATTGAATGTCTTACAGAGAAAGCCTTAGGCGAGCTTGATAAGGGCGTTGAGAATGTCAATACAGAGGAAATGGGAGAAGCTGTCGATATGATTAAGGACTTATGTGAAGCAGAGTACAAGGCTGTTATCGTTAAGTCTATGAAGAAAGCTGATGAAGAGGAAGAAGAGTACAATAAGGAGCTGCTTAGAACCTTAAAAGACGAATATGGAGAAGAGGGCGGTAGAAGATACTATGATGAATACCGCTATATGCGCACTGGCAGATACGCCCCTAAAGGCAAAGGTACTTATGTAGGCAGAAGAGGATATGAAGAACCACCTTATTACCATATGTACCCGGATAGAGATATGGATAGAGAGTATGGCAGAATGTACTATACAGAGCCTACAAGTACACATACCGCTGAAAGTGGCTACGACAGGGCAAAGAGAATGTATACAGAGACTAAGGAAATGCACAAAGCTAATACACCAGAGGATAAAGAGCATAAGATGAAGTCTCTTGACAGCTACACTAAGGAACTCGCAAGCGACATTACAGGTATGGTTGCCGATATGTCAGCAGAAGAGAAAAACTTACTTAGAACAAAGTTAAGTACTCTTGTATCTAAGATATGATTTTAAAGGCTATGAGTATCAATATTCATAGCCTGTTTTTGCACATTGATAACTGAATATTGGCTAGTGAAAAATAATTATAACTTTTGCTTGACAGCTATACGTCATTGACGTATAATACAATCAAGAAATAAAGAAAGGGCTTGAATATCAGGCAAAGGTGGATGTTATGAAAAGAGAAGAACTTGGGAATGTAAAGAGAGTAAGATTTAATGATTTTTCTGAATATGATTCAGAAAAGTGTAACGATGGCGGTGGTTACGGCTTTTGGACTGATTATAACTGCCTTGAAAATGGTAACTGGGAAATCAGTTACGGAACAACAGCAGATATGGAGTTTTGCCCTTGCTGTGGCAGTTTTGGCGACCACTACGACTATGGCGAAGAAGAGTATAGTTGCGGTGATTTTGAAACAGTCACTACTGATGAGCTGTTAGAAAAGATTAACAGTTTTGAAGAAAAGGATGGTGAGTATATTGAGTTTAAATAGCTCACCAATAAAAGAATTAAGAGAAGAAACTGGAATGTCGCAGCAACAGTTTGCTAATTATTTTGGACTTCCATTAAGAACTTTGCAAGGTTGGGAACAGGATAGAAGAAAGCCACCAGATTATCTTGTAGAGTTGCTAAAAAGAATATGGGAATTAGAACACGCTAGGAGGTTAAAATGAAAAGACAGAAAATAGGAACTTTTGACAATCTCAAAAAACGGGGATTTGATAATTAGCCCCATTGACAATGAGGTTACTCAATTTTATATAGATAAAGATGGATTAAAGTATTTATCTGGTAAGAACTCGTTGTTTGACATATTTCAATTTGATGCCGAAGATTTTTATTTTTATAACGGAGAAAAGAAATGTGGAGAAATAGATAATCACTATTTTCTCTAGCAAGAAGCCACTAGCCGATATTCGGTTAGTGGTTTTTGTTTTATTCAGAAAGGAGCATACAGATGATTTTTAGTATTAATGGCACAATGTGGCACATACAATATAAAAATTCAAATTCAAGCGAATTAAGGCGGTCAGACAACACAATTAGCTTAGGTGTAACAGATAGAAATACACATACAATTTATCTGTCAGACAAGCTACAGGGATTTATGCAACGCAAAGTGCTAATACACGAAGTATGCCACACTGTCTGTATGTCATATGATGTGTATTTGCCTATCGAACAGGAAGAGATATTGTGTGATTTTGTAGCGACTTATGGTGATGAAATATTTGATATTGTTGATATGGTGCTTGGAGCAGTTAGGAGAGTGGGATAATGAGTATTGATGAGTTATTGGAAATAATTCAAAGGACTAATCCGACTATGACTAAAGAGCTGTTGATATATGAGCTTAGTCAATGCCGATATGCAAGTAAAGCATTGATTTTTACGGAAGAATGTTGTCAAAAAATTTCGGGGTGATGTATTCGATACGCCCCCAGGTATGGCATTTTATATTCGCAATTTCGATTTTGACAATTTTCAAAATTTGGTTCAGATTTCGTTCAAATTATACTTTAAAAATTGAAAAAATTTCCCCACAAAAATATAATGCAAAAATTTTGATACCCCCGTCATATGCAATTTTGGAATCTAAAAATCGGTTACGCAGAATTTCAATTTTTGCTCCCGATTTTGTTTCAAACTTTGCCCTGAAAAATTGATGAAAAACTTCAACAGATTAAAGTGCATTATATAAACTTGACTGGCTATGGTTCGTGCTTGTTTTGACTTTGTGACTTTGTGATTTGACCTGTACGGCGGTTTTATTGCGTTGGTGTAGTTTAATAAACCTACGAAACAAAACATCCTTAAAATGCTTTTAAATCCAATGCAAGACAATTTGTCTTTGATTTATTTTTTGCTAAACGCATTATTTTTATTTGGCATCTCTTCGACAATATCGGAATATCTGTTATATATATCGTTTTCTGCTTCTTGCCTGGCTTTAATAGCACTATCTTTATTCGCAAAATATCCTAAATGATGATTTACGCCATTGAAGTATATTCTAGCTTGCCATTTCTGTTTATCTCCACGCCAAGAAACACCAGGACAACCACTTGTATTTCTTGCGGTTTTCTTTCCTAAGTGTACAAGACTTTCTGCTTTAACATTGCTATTTGGTATGTAGTCCTCTGTAAGACAGCCACAAGAATATCTTTTCTTTAAATGGGAAATAGGCAAAGTTATTATATTCCCGCATTTACATTTACAAATATATTGTGTTCTGCCATCTTTGCCGATTTCTGTATCAATAACCTTAAGTAAGCCGAATTTATCGCCAATTTTTACGCACCCTTTGCCGAGATGTTTTTCTTTTTGATATTCTTTTTGATAACAACCACAGCTTTTTATTTTCTGCGATGTTATCGCGCTTGTTTGTGCATAAAAAATATTGCCACATTCGCACAGGCATTTCCAACGGAGGGCGTTTTTGTTTTTATATTCGATATGTACAGGTTCTAAGACCGTGAAATGTGGAAATTTTTGTTTTGCTAAATCGCATTTTATTTTTCGCATTTTTTCTCCTTGTTGCGTACAAATAAGCAAGGCAAAAAGCCTTAGTGCTTCGTCAATTGCTTCTCTTTCCTTACTTGTAACCTCTCTGTCTCTTTTATACCTCCATTTTTTAAAAAATTGATAAATAAAGATATACTATTTTAATCTACCAAGTAGAAATTAATAATAATATATCATTTATTGCCATAAAAATCAATCATTTATGGCGAGAGCAAGCCGGAGGAATCGAACCTCCGGAAAAGCCAGCCTTGCTAATTTGCATAATAAAAATCAAAAACTTCTTTTCTTTCGGCTTGTCGCATTGCAAGAACACGCTCGAAAGCTCTTTTTACTACTGGAAGAACATTAGCCCCCGATTTAATTGTTTTTGCAATAGTAAGCATTTCTTCCGCTTTTTTGTCATAAATGTGGCTAATTACATTGTTAAAAGTTTCTTCCGAGATTTTCAATTCTTCTAAATCCTGTTGATATGTTCTAAATTCCATAAAATCAACCATCCTTTCATTGTGTGCCCTGTCTCATCAGTGGCAAGGTTGCAACCCTACACCAGACCGCTGGGCGGCGGTTTTGACTAATTAAAACTATTTAATTCAATACATTTTGCATTGCAATCCTCAATGCTGCCTGCAAAAACGATTTTACACGTTTCAGTTTCGACAACGCAAAAACCAAAATAATCATTGTAAGTTATATAATATCTCATACTTTAATACCTCCTATTTGATTGGTGGCGGTTGTGTGTCTTGGTAGGATTGCAACCGCTTTTTATTTATGCTCTTATTATAAAGCTATCGTTATATAAATACAAGTTGGAATAATTAACAAATATATAACGCTAACTATATAATTTTATTGTGCATAATGTATAAAGATATCTTTATATAAAAATATAACGCTACTATATAATAAAGTTATCTTTATTTTGTTTGACAAACGTATAACGCTACTATATAATAAAGTTATCTTTATATGAAGGAGTGATTTTTAATGGGAGTATCTAAAGCACAGGCGAGAGCAACAGTTAAATACGAAAATAAGGCATATTTTAAGAGCCTTGTAAGATTTAAAAAAGAAGATGAGGAACGAATCAGAGCGGCGGCAGGCGATAGCCTTAACGGCTTTATTGTGGCGGCTGTAATGGAGAAAGTGCAGGAGGCAGAAGAGGCGAAAGCTCTAGCCCGCACAAGCTCCGACGAATGCCCATTTTAAATAGTTAAAAGAATTATAAAATATCACTTGACTATATAACGCTATCGTTATATAATAAGGGTACAAATTAAGAAAGGGCAGTCGAAAGACTGAAAAGGTGGAAAGGATGAAAACAACAGAGTTATTAAACAAGGCTGTTAAACTTGGATTTGACAGAGAAAAGGCACTTGCAGACATAGATGCAAGCCTTGACGAAATAATCGGAGCAGAGAACAGAAAGCCGATCACAGAAGAGGAAGTCAGCGAAGAGCTGGCAAATGATATTTTGTTTGGTTTTGAATGTGAAAAAGAAAGCAATTAAGAAAGGTTAAAAGGTGGATGTTATGAGATATTTAACAGTTAGAAGAAACAAGAATAGAGAACCTAATAAAACAGATATGAAGAGCCTTGCAAAGTTCTTCGCAAGTGAAAACGTGGGAAAATATGCAGATTATGACAGTTATTTATTTGCTGTCGAAGAAACAAGGAGTGCTGGTAAAGAATTTGTCGGATACACATTTAAAATAGCAACAAAAGCGGAGAAATCTGGCGGATGTGATTATTATTTTGGGGAAGTTCTTGATACTGGGAATAAAGTTGTTATATCTACAGAGAACGGATACGAAAATTTGGTGTGGGCCTATAATAAAGCACTGGAGATAATCGAAAAAGAGTTTTAAAATTGAATAGATAAAATTAAAAGGGGAGCGTTAAGTTCCCCTTTTTTGCACGCCTTGCGTTGCGGTTTAAAAAATACAAAAACGTATATTTCAATACATCCGATGTTATTGTTTATGCTTAACATAATAAACAGATTTTCACATTATGTCAAGCTTAAAATTAAAATTGACTTTATAATATATTTATGCTATATTATTTTAATAATTAAATATATAAGATTTACACCCGATAATATTAATATAGTTATCGGGTTATTTTTATGTTATTAGTATATATTACAATAGGCTGGATAAGCTCCAGCAGAAAGGGGAATAGATGGAGAAAGTACAGGAAACAGCAGAAACGCCCGAAGTATTTCAGAATGACATAGAACTGTATTTATCGCAGTTCTGCGAAGAACACAACATCGAAGATATGACCAAAGAGCCACAGAGCCGCTGGAACGCCGCCCTGATGTATATAAATAAATATGTTTTTAGTGATAAAAGTATATTAAAATTAAATAAGAATATTAATAAAAATAATACTAATTGTATTATGGATAGTAATTTTTATATGTATGATTATGATAAATTAGAGTATATATTATATATATATTATTATTTATGTGCTGTGTATGATAAAGAATGTAGTATAATGGGTTTTAGTTTATTAACTGGAATTAATAGAGATACACTGCAAGACTGGGGAGCGAATGAAAGAAAACTAAGTACAAAAGCCTTCGACATCGCACAAAAACTGCGGCTTTTTCGTGAAGAGAGTCTATCAAATAAGCTCGCAACAGGCAATAAAAACCCTGTCGGCATCCTTGCAATACTTAACCGACATTTTGCGTGGAATCTTCCTGGCGTTAGCAGAGAAAGCGCTGCGAAAGTCATTAAGACCGCATCAGAGCTTCCGCAATTGAGCCAAAACAATACACAATTAACAGATAACCAGCAGATAAACGCTATAAGCAATTCAGACACAATTTAAACAGCTTACAAACCGCTTAAATACTGGCTTAATGAGTGCTAAGCATTTATATAACGCTGATAAATTAAGGTTTATCGGCGTTATGGTATGAATATGGTGTTAATTGTGTTAATTGTTTGAGAATATGGCATAAAATAGACACAATTACACAGATAAGGGCGGAGGGGGTTAAACAAACATATGTTCGACTGCTCACTAAGTCGCTCGAATATTCTCAAAAATAAAAAGGCTTATTATATTTATATATACACATTTATTTATATATATTTACATACCCAATAATTAATAACTTATTAACCCATATACAATAATTAATATATTTATTAATATAGCTTTAATAAAACCTATATAATTTAGTCAATAATTACTGTACAAATCCTATAGATAGGTGTATAATAAACACAGTTAATTTAATTCTAATGATTTTATAAACGCACATCAGATACCGATTACTCAATCGGGCTATTTCCAAAAAAATTTTAAAATATAAAAAAGGGGTTAGAAATGCAGGGCAATGAATATCAGGCTTTGGCTATGCGCACTAACGATAAAATGGCTCATCATAGATTAAGTACTGAATTAACTGGTAAGCTTCCACTTAGTCCTCTAACAGAAAATAATGCTAAGTGTAGCAACATAAATGACATAGCAGGACTTCTTAATGGTGTCTTAGGTTTAACTGGCGAAGCTGGCGAAGTATCAGACCTTGTTAAAAAGGGCATATTCCACGAAAAAGGCATAGACTTAGAACATCTTAAGAAAGAGTGCGGCGATGTAATGTGGTACATTGCTATGATTTATGAAGCTTGTGGCTTTAATCTTGATGATGTAATGCAGACAAATATAGATAAGCTTATAGCACGTTATCCGGACGGCTTTGATTCTTACAGAGCTAATCATAGGCAGGCAGGTGATGTCTAATGCTTAAGCCAGAGGAAGATTGCTGTAATTGCTTATATAAATTTAAAATGTGGTTTGAAACGCCTTGCAAAAATTGCAATGGCAATCCAGATACACATCCTAACGGCACAGATAACTTTGTAGAACAGATTGATAGCACAAATGATATTGCAGCACTCTTTGAAGATAAAGAGTAGCTTAATTGCCCCTTAGCCAAGCGGTCAAGGCATAAGATTTTGATTCTTACATCATCAGTTCGATTCTGATAGGGGTAGTTCGCAAGTACTTAATCGTTACTTGCATCTTTGAACTTACTGGTTTGGTGGAATTACCATGACATTAAGTTCTCCTTTCACCTCATAGCAAGAGCTGTTAAGGACTGTCAGAAAGTCTGTGAGGTTTTACGTGTAAACAACACGTAATAATGATCTCATAATTAGGCAGTTATCCATAAGGGATAGACAGCGAGCGAAGCCACTTTCTTTGAACAACCCAACTGCACGGGTAGAATGATACATCCAGCTTTGCGACGACCTGTTATAGGCTCATACCCTATACTGCCATTAAAGACTAGCACTTTATATCCCCTCAAAACATTTTTAAGCGCATAAATGACTTCCAAAGTAATTTATAAATGTGAATTGTTTAATCTCTCTGTGCTAGTCTTTTTATTTAAGCCGATATGGGATAAAGGTATTCCAGTAGCTTGCTAAGCTATCCAACAGAAATGTTGTTCGTGTTCGATTCACGATGTCGGCGCTAAACTTACGACAGACTAAATGAAGCTTGCCGTAAGCGGTAGAAAGTCCGCATAAAATTGTACAATGTAGTGGTAAAAGCAATTTTAAAAGCAGTGGTAACACTACTACTGCTGTTTTTACGGATAGTAGTTCAGTTGGGAGTAACGCTTGATTTATTCAAGTAGTCACAGGTTCAAGTCCTGTCTATCCGATTACAACAAACTAGGTTAGCTACCGAAAAGCACAAGCCTTAGTGCCTGTTTGTTGTTTTGTTAATAAGGCAGTTATCAGAAAGGCAGGTAATAAATATGCTATCAGAAAATGAAATCCAAACAAAAGTTAATTTCTTATCATCAGCAAGGTGCAATCACACATTCCATAAATACATTGACATAACAGGTGATTTGATAGAGGGTACGCTGTTATCAAGAATTTTATATTGGTTTGCACCAAGTAAAGACAACAAGAGCAAAGTTAAGATATACAAGGACGGAGAATATTGGATTGCAAAGCAAAGAAAAGACTGGTGGGAAGAAATAAGGATTACTGAAAGACAGTATGACAAAGCAATTAAATCGTTGGTAGAAAAGGAATTTGTAATTACAGCAAAATACAAATTCAATTCAATGCCGACTATACATATACGACCTAATTATGATGTTATTAATGCAGAGGTTAGCAAATGGGAAGATAATATCAGACAAGAAGTTATAGCAGAAGATAAAGGACAGAAATTGCAAAATGAGAAAAACGGGAATGACACAAAATGTAATTCCCAAGGGAATAACACAAAGTGTAATTCGGGAGTGCCACAAGATGTAACTCTTTTAACAGGGATTACTAACAATGATTACCTTAACACTAATTACGGAACATTAAATACAGAATGTAATTCTCTTAACAGAGAACAATGTAATTCTTTTTTACCTAAAGATAAAAAAGTGAAAGAGTTTAAGCCGATAAGCGAATACTCTCAAAGTGATTGGGAAGTTGCCGAAGAAAGAATGATAAGTAGAGCTGGCAAGATAGCTTATGATTGGACTAATGATAAAACACTCAAAGAAAATGTAGAAGCATTCTTTAAATACTTTTTAGATAAACACGGAGAATGCACTGGAGAATATCACTACCCATTAACAGATAAGGTTTTATCAAGAGTAGTAGATAATTTAACAAAAGAAACTGACATAGAGCGTGACGGATATACAGATACCTATTATGCGGCTATAAGTGATATGGACGATAATACAGACTACAAGATGTTAGTTGATGAATATTTCAATACAAAGTTTTCGGCAAAATGCGATTACAGCTTAGTTCACTTTTCTTCTGAAAAGGTTTTAATTAACATTATGAATCACACTTGTAAGAGTAGTTGGTGTGAAAGTAAGGAATTGTAGGAGGTATTCATTATGAGTTCATATAAAGATTTACAGGCTAAGATTTTTGAAAGAGATAATTATACTTGCAGATATTGCGGAAAGAGTAGCAGAGAATACAGGGTGTTGGTAATGTCACATATAAGAACAGCTTCAATGTGCGGTGATGATAGAGAGAGCAATTTAATTACATTGTGCAGACATTGTTACAATCACATTTCTAACAATGAGATTAGGGCAAAGTTTGAAACAAAAGAAAATGCTGATTATTTTTGGGGATTATACCACGAAAAAGTCAAAGGATATTGTTATTATACAAACTACATCAAAAAGGTATTTACTGAAAATGGTGTGCTTATGACAAGACCGCAGATTGATAAATATGTCAGTATATTTGTTAAAAATGATGATGATTTTAACGCTTTCAAAGCAGAACTTCAAAATACAGGTTATAAGAATATGCCATCTAAAATGCGTAGTGATGTAAGAAAATATAATCATCAAGTTGAAAATCAAAGTAAGGAGTGATTATTATGGCTATGGGCGTACACCCACTAAACAAAGATAAGTTTTATGAAGCGATTAACTTATACATATCGGGGCAGGCTTCACAGGTAAAGGCGGCAAAAGTAGCAGGTTGTAGCGTACCGACATTTAAGAAATACGCTAACAAAATATATGGCGGCGAGGAATTACCAGATAATTTATGGGGGAAGAATAATGGTTGAAAAAGCATTACTGGATTTATCAAGTGGCAAATACATCGCTTTATCACTTGACGGAGTACCGCTCAAAGGTGCAATCAGAATAGACAAGATAAGGAATATAGGAAAACCGGACACAGCAAAAGAAATTGATGTAACTATACTTGCAAAAGAGGTGCTTGTTAAAAAGCTTGATGGTGAAGTTGTAGATATAAGTGAGGCTTAGATATGTGTGAGTTTTGCGATGGAAAACAGAAAAAAAATTGAAAATGGCTACACCTACGGAATGGCAAAGATTGTTGAGCAGTATAGCGGAAACCACTACAGCTTGCATTATGACAACAGCGGCGAGGAATACGGAGAGGGAGAATTTGAAATAAACTATTGCCCTATCTGCGGTAGGAAGCTGGTGGAAGAATGAGCAATATACATAAATTCAAAGTAGAATCAATAGAAGGACACCCGGGATGTGCTAAAGTTACGATTGATGGCGAACAGTGCTTATGCCGTTCGTATAAAATAGAACATTATGCCGGGAGGCTTCCGGTGGTCAATGTAAATCTTGTTGGCGACGTGCAATATGAGCAAAATGCAGAAATCAACATTGTAAACTTGCATGAAATAGCTTCACTGATGGACAAGAAAACATTCAAGGAGTTTTGCAGAACTTGGGAGGATATTCACGATGAAACATAGCAAAGAATGGCACACTTGCGACAGGTGCGGAAAAGAGATAATACCTAAGAGCTGGAAAGAAGTTAGATTTAAGCAAGTTGGATGTTGCGGAGATATAATTCCCACTTTTGAAGATAATGATATGTGCCTTGAAATCAAGAATGTCCATAGATATAAATTTTTAGAAAAAACATATGAACTATGCCCTAAGTGCAGGGAAGATTTTGAGAGGTTTATGAGGAATGAGTAATGCTTTTACGATTATGTTTTTAATTGTGATTATAGTAGCTGTGGCACTTATGATATCTATATGCATTGCAGGAACGGTGTTTTTGCTTGAAGAAACAGGAATACTTGATGCATTCAGAGAGATTATCAAAAAGAATAGGAAGTGATTTTATGAAAATATCAGAAATGAATAACTGCATTGAAGAAATGCGTAAATGTTACAAGTTTGAGGATGATGAAACGGAAATAAGGCTTGGCAGTATACCAAGTGGTGGCTGTGACAGATGCGTAACTGTCGGTACAAGGGATGAAAACGGAACACAGATTGAAATGACAAGAATAGCGGATAGATTAGAAGAAGCAGACTATTGTTTACGATAAAAGGAGATTTTATGAAAAAATTATTTGTAAGTGTGCCGATGAAAGGCAGAACAGAGAAAGAAATCAAAGCAAGTATTCAGAAAATGAAAAAGACTGCTGAAATATACGAGGGTGAGGAATTAGAACTTATCGACAGCTACATTGATGATAACCCACCTAAAGACAGCAAAGAAGCCATATGGTATTTAGGTGAAAGTCTTAAGAAGCTGGCACAGGCTGATGTATTTATGGGAATATGTGAGAACTACGAATGGAACGGCTGTAGCATTGAAAGAGAAACAGCAGAAAAATATGGCATTAAAACATATATGATTCCAGCGCGGTATGTAATTGATGATTATAATGCACTTGTGCAGAAATTACATCCGGCTGTCCGTGACGTATTATTCTAACAAAATTTTACCGGCTACAGATTGATTGTAGTCGCTACCCTAAAACAATTATAGGCAGAGGTCTATAAGGCACTTCTGCTAAAAGGCGGAGGTGCTTTTCTTTATGGCGAGTCAGAGCCTTATTTCCACAGTTAATGGATATGAAAATTACATAAAGAGAAATGAAATAGACGAACAGGTAATTAATGCCTATGTAGACGCTTGCAGTGTAGCCATAAACGGCGAGAAAGATATTGAGTATGGACTACAACTTACAGAAAGGGCAAAAGAGCTTATAGAGCGTTTCTGCAAGGATAAGACAGGTGGAACGATGTGGGATTTAGAGAAGTATGCGTTTGCAAATAAAACGGAATATGAGCTGATTAATTGGTTTTACGATATTTTACTGATTGAAGCACAAAACAAGGTTGTTGACAGTTTTTTTAGATACATAGAAAAGAAACGTGAACCTAAAGAAAGATTCTATATGCCGAGAAGAAAACAGTTTATCAAAATAGGCTTAATAGAAGCATTACAAGGCATGATTGATGATAAATATGATATTTTATGTATTTCTCTCCCACCCGGAACAGGAAAAACCACAATCGAAAAGTTTTTCCATTCTGCGGTTATAGGTTGGTACTCAAACGGATATAACCTCTTTTATTCACACAGCGGAGACATTACACGAATGTATTATGATGGAGTATACGATATTGTCACAAACGCTGACGAGTATACATGGGGAGAAGTGTTCCCTGGACTTGAAGTAACAAGTACAAATGCAAAACTTGAACAGTTTAATGTAGGAAAATATAAGCCGTTTCAATCTGTACAATGTACATCCGTCGGCAGTAAAAATGCTGGTAAAGTCAGAGCCAATAAATTTCTGCTAGTTGATGATATGATAGGCGGCATTGAAGAAGCACTAAACCCAACCTATCTTGATAAATTGTGGGATAAATATGCAGTAGATGCACGACAAAGAAAGATACCGGACGAGGATGGAAACCCATGTAAAGAAATACATATTGCTACAAGGTGGAGCGTTAGAGACGTAATAGGACGTATTATACAAGCTTATGAGGGAAACAAACGAGTTAAAGTAATATCCGTGCCTGATGTAGACCCAGTAACAGGAGAAAGTAATTTTGACTTTGAATTTGGTGGCTATACAGTAAAGGATTTTGAAGATATTCAGCTGCTTATGGATGAAATCTCATATCGCTGCCTGTATAAACAAGACCCTATAGAACGTGAGGGCTTATTATTCCCAGATGATAAAATCCGAAGATACCTCAATTTACCACACGGAGAACCAGAGATTATTACAGCTCAATGCGACACTAAGGGCAAAGGCACGGATTATTTCGTGTTGCCTGTATTACAGAAATATGGAGAAGATTATTACTGCATTGATTGTGTATGTGATAACACAGCAGATTACGAAGAACAGTACAGAAATGCCGCAGGTGTGCTTGTAAATAATAAAGTGCAAGAATGTGAATTTGAGCGTAATGCTGGCGGCGACAGGGTTGCAATGGAAGTTAATAAGCGTGTGGAGAGTGTAGACTGGATATGTAATATTACAGATACACCTACAGAAACAAACAAAGAGGCAAGGATTTTTCAATGCTCTAACTGGATTTTGCAGCACATTATTTTTAAAGACGCATCACTTTACAAACCTAATGAACCATACGGAGTAATGATGTCACTTTTAAAACAGTATTCAGTATCAGGGAAGAAACAGCTTGATGATGTTCCAGATGTTTTTTCAAACTTTGCACTAAGAATGACACAAGGTAATAGAACAGCTAAAGTTGAAGCTACTATAAATCCATTCAGGAGGTATTAATCTATTATGACAACCAAGGACTATCTTAATCAAATCAGCAGACTTAATCGTATGATAAATAACAAACTAACAGAGATAGCACAGCTTAGAGAGCTTTCTTGCAGCATATCGGCAGTAAAGAATGAAGAAAGAGTGTTATCATCATCAGACCCAGATAAAATAGGCACTACATATGTCAAGATTGACGAAATGGAACGCAATCTTGACAGAATGATAGATGAATACATTGATAAGAAAAATACAATCATAGGGCAAATAGACAGTATAGAGAATGAAGATTACTATAATGTTCTATTTTCAAGATATATTGAAAAGAAAACTTTTGAGGTTATCGCTACAGAGATGAAATATTCATGGAGACAAATTATTAGACTTCACGGAAAGTCTCTTAAAGCATTTGAAGAAAAATATGGTAACACATATTTAAAGATGTCATAGAATGTCATATTACACTAATGATATACTGTATCTGTAAGAAATTACAGAGCTGTTTTTCGTAAGCAAAACATTCCTTATCAAGGAGCACCGTTACTTAATTGTGGCGGTGCTTCTGTTATGCAAAGAGGTAATATATGGAATTTTATATGAATAAAGACAAGTCAATTATGTGTCCGAACTGCCGAAAGTTTTTAACTAAGGCAGACAAGAGAGACCCAAGAACACATAAGCTAGCTTGCAAACATTGTCATAAATGGATTTGGTACGTTCCAAACGACGATGATAATTTTCGAATTAAAGAAATTCCACAGAGCAGAAGCTCAAGTGGTATGACATTTTATTAGGAGCAAGATATGAACACAATGTATTTTCAAGACCTTGTCAGAGGCTGTTATGGTAGAAAAATTGCATATACGAATGTAGATACAATAACTGCTAACAATGTTGTTAAGGTTATTGGAAGTACAATTGGAATATTTAACTGGAATAAGCCTGTTATTAAGTATCTGTGGGATTATTACAAAGGCGACCAACCAATATTATATAGACATAAGCTAACTAACGAGGATATTACAAATAAAATTGTAGAAAACCACGCATATGAAATTGTTCAATTCAAAGTAGGACAGACATATGGCGAACCGATTCAGTTTATAAGTCGCAAAGATGATGAAACTATCAATAAAGCGGTTGATACGCTTAATGATTTTATGGCAGATGCCAATAAACAAGAAAAAGACATTAAGGCTGGAGAATGGCAATCGGCAACAGGAACATCCTTTAAGGCGGTTCAACCTAAAAATGGTGATGTGCCGTTTAGAATTGTAGCACCTACACCAATGAACACTTACGTTGTTTACAATGAAAGCACAGAAGAACCTATGCTTGTTGTGCAAGAACTCAAAGACGAGGATGGGAACTGGTATAAAATGGCTTTTTCCGACACTATGTCTTTTAGAATTGTTGACAGCAAAGTAGTTGAAGCAAAACTACATACATATGGCGAAATTCCTATTGTTGAGTTTCCTAATAACCACGAAAGAATATCTGATATTGAGCTTGTTATAGGTATGTTGGATGCTATTAATAATATGCAGTCCAACAGAATGGATAGCATACAGCAGTTTGTTGAATATTGGGTTAAGTTTGTAAATTGTGAAGTTGATGAAGAAACATTTGCAAAAATGAAAATGAACCACGCTCTTACAGTTAAGTCCATCAATAAGGATAATAAGTCGGATGTCGAAATTATGACACAAGAGCTTAATCAGACACAATGTCAAGTTGCTAAGGAAGATTTGTGGGATAACACATTATCTATATTGGCTATACCAAACAAACAGGGCAACACAGGCGGAGATACGCAAGGAGCGGTCGAGTTAAGAAACGGATGGGATTTCTCTAAGACAAGAGCAAAACTGAAAGACCCTATTGTTAAATCGTGTGAAAAGCGATTAGCAGTAGTAATTCTTAATATATTAAGACTTGCAGGAGAAGATTTGAAACTATCAGTTAGAGATTTTGACATACAAATAAATCACAGTCCGCAAGACAATATGTACACTAAGGCACAGACACTTACAGTACTGCTTCAAAGTGGAATACATCCGCTCATAGCGATTAAGACAGTAGGCTTATGGGGGGATGCAGAAAAGACATTCCTTTTATCAAAACCATATCTTGATAATATATACAAGACTATTGATGATGTGGAAGCACAAGAACAAAAAGCACAAGAGATAGTTAATCAACTTAATAATAATCAGCAAAATAAGGCAGTTATCGAATAATCGGTAGCTGCTTTTATTTTATACATTTTGCAGCTATGCGGTAAATAGCAGAAGAACACAGCAGGAGCGACCTGCGGTAACAAAAGCGTGTGTTTAACGGAGGTAATTATGACAAGAGAAGATGTATTAAAACTTTTTCCAGAAGCAACAGATGAACAGATTACAAATCTTCTTAATCAGAACAATTCAGAAGTTGCTACGGAGAAAAACAAGGCAAAGCAGTACAAGGCTAAGGCTGACACAGCAGATGACTTACAGAAGCAGCTTGATGAAATACAGGCTGGCAATCTGACAGAGCTTGAAAAGGCAAATAAAGCCCTAGATACAGCTAATCAGCAGATAGCCGATTTACAGAAATCTAACGCTATCAGAGACCAGAGGGAAGCAGCTATGACTAATTTTAAGATTACTGCTGAACAGGCAAAGACAGTTGTTAAAGATGATGGAAGCCTTGATTACACCGAACTTGGCAAGATTATGTCCGAAAAAGAAATAGCTGCGGCACAGGCTAAGGAACAGGAGATTGCAAAAAATCAGGATATTCCGGGCGGCGGCAACAATAAAGGCGGTGCAGACAATAAGACAAACGCTGAAAAGATAGCAGAAAGCCTTATATCTAACGCACCTAAGAACAATGACGTTTTATCACATTATATTCAGTAACAGGAGGTAGGAAATGGCAAAGGAAATGAATATGCAGTATGAAAAGACTTCATACGCAGGAGACGTTCAGATTTTAAAGAGAGAGCCTAATGAAGCAATCCCATTAACACTTGATTTTGATGGCGTGACAACTAAAAATGCACAGGGTAAGAAGATTGTCAAAGCAGGCACTCCAATCGGAGCAACCGGCAAGGCTGACAATACAGCCACAGTAGTAGGCATTTTAAGGTTCGATGTAACAGAGGACAGACCACAGGGAGTATTGCTTAAAAAAGCATATCTTAATACAAAGGTGGCAGAAGCACACTCAGGCGTTACATATGACGCAGCGGTTAAGACAGCTCTTCCAATGATTGTATTTGAATAATAACAGGAGGTAAACAGATGTTAATTAATGAAGTATTAGACAGTAAGTCTATTGCATTATCGGCAACAGAAAACGCTAGTAACCAGATACCTTATCTTGGTTTACAGTGGTTTCCAGAAAGAAAGAAGCAGGGGCTTGATTTAAGCTGGATTAAGACACACAAGGGTTTACCGGTTTCACTTGCACCATCTAATTTTGATACAATCCCAACTCTTAGAGCTAGAGAGGGATTAAGCAAGGAAAAAACACAGATGGCATTTTTCCGTGAGGGAATGACAGTTGGAGAAGAAGAAATGCTTGAAATCGAGCGTATTCAGTCCGCAGACGACCCTTACCTTGCGAGTGCTTTGGCAAGCGTATATGACGATACAAATAACCTTGTAAGCGGTGCAGAAGTTGTTCCAGAAAGAATGAGAATGTCACTTCTTGCCACAAATGCAGGTCATCCGGTAATTGCTATCGTAAGTGATGGCGTTCAGTATGCCTATGATTATGACAAAGACGGCTCATATGCAAAAGACCATTACGCAAAACTTTCCGGCACAAGTATGTGGAGTGATACAACCAATTCAAAGCCACTTACAGACCTTAACAACGCAAGAAAGAAGTTGCAGAAGCAGGGTAAGATTGCTAGATATGCACTTATGAACAGCAATACATTCCAGTATCTGCTTGATAATGCACAGATAAGAAATTCGATTCTCGCACAGAACCTTACAGCAACTATTGAGGTTGATGATGATACTGTTATTTCAGTAGTGCAGAAGAGAACAAAGCTCACTATCGTACTTTACGATAAGATGTACATTGATGATGATGGCAAGGAGCAGTACTTCTATCCAGACAATAAGGTTACACTTCTTCCAGAGGGCAATCTTGGTAATACTTGGTTCGGTACTACACCAGAAGAAAGAACAGCAAGACAGTTACCTAATGTCGATGTTACAACATACGGTGTAGGTATTACGGTTGCTACAAAGACAGAATATGGACCACCTATGAAGATGTCAACATTTGCATCCGAGGTTGTTCTTCCGTCATATGAGAATATGGATAGCACATTCGTATATGAGGTTCATAGCGAAGAGTAGGAGGTGCAACTATGAAATATCCATATATAGTAGTTCACAATGGTAAATGGTATAACGCAGGTGAAGAAGTTCCAGAAAACAATAATTCTGGTGTTTCTTTTGACTATAGTAAAACAACCATAAATCGTATGTCTACATCTGATTTACAGGCATTTGCCACAGAACAAGGCATAGACAATGCAGAAGAACTCACAGGCGCAGAATTAAAGAAGCTGTTAATTGAGAAATTAGGATTATAGGAGATAGTTATGGAATACACCACATTAGAGCAAGTTAAAATCAGACTTAAACAATTTCATATTGATACAGTCACAAATGATGATGAAACAACATCTGATGTGGTAGTGTTCGATAACAAAGAAGATAATCCGATAATCGAACAACTTATTAAGCAAGCTACAGAAGATGTAAAGGCAAGAAGAAACTACCCCGACAGCTACACAGATGAAATGATAACCGAAGATTTAAAGAAATTTGAAAGTGTTATCGTTAATCTTGCGGTCTATGACCATTCACAAGCAGGCGAAGCATTTATGGCAAGTTACAATGAGAATGGCGTAAACAGAACTTGGAGAGACAGAGATAGCTTATTTGTTGGGGTATTTCCATTCGCTAAAGTGTTATAGAAGATTGTGCGTTAGCATTTTGCTGATGTCAGCAATATGTTAGCAGGCGGCACACATTAAGGGTGGTGGGCTGTGTGCCATTATTAATTATGAAAGGCGGTATATCAATGCCAATAGCAGTAATTATAAGCATAATTTCAGTTGCTTTTTCCGTCTTTTTCGGATTTTTTAGTTTATCATTCAGCTCTAAGAATGATAAACGAAGTGACAGAGTAGAACTTGAAGAACGCGTGAAAGAGAACACGCGAATAAATATGAAACTTGACGCAATATCCAACAATACAACGGAGATTAAGAACGAAGTCACAGAAATGCGGAAAGAGCTTAATTCTCACGATAGTAGGATAATTAAAGTTGAAGAAAGTGTTAAGTCGGCGCATCACAGAATTGATGGTATAGAGACAAGACTTAATGATGACAAGGAGGTGTAGATAATGGATATTATTCAGACATTAATTGCAAATATGACACTTATATTAGCAATTATCGGAGCTATTGCTTTTCTTGTATCTGTAATTACACAGGTAATCAAGAATATAAACATATTCAATAAAGTACCTACGGACATAATTGTGTTCGTTTTATCTATCGGTATCACAGTTACAGCGTTTATCGCATATATGCAGTACATTCATATGACGATACTGTGGTATATGATACTTGCGACTATTATGGCAGGCTTTATCGTTGCGTTTGTTGCAATGTTTGGCTGGAAGAAGTTATCCGATTTATGGAAGCGTTTCGGCAAGGATGTGAAGTAAATGCTTGATATTAATAAGCAGACTATGAAGTATTCGCTTCAAGGGCAAACTGTTACTATCTACGAAAGAGATGATGAGGGCAATATCCTCTATGAAGGATACACCGACACAGAAGGTAATTTTATTCCTTATCTTGATGATGAGGGCAATAAGATACCTAAAGTCCTTGCAGAGAAAACAGGCTTTTCAGAGCCAGCCGATTTTAAAGCTAACATATCATTCAGCGGTGGAGAAGCACAGAGTAAAGAATACGGCTTTGATACCGCTGATTTTGATGCTATTTTACTGACAGATAGGAATATGTTACCTATCCAAAAAGGCGACCTTATATGGCTTGATAGCAAGCCTACATACACATCTGACAGCCTTGTTGATGAAACATCGGCAGACTTCACGATTGTAGGCATTAAGCCAGCATTGTATTCAACTAAGTATATGCTTAAAGCAGTTGTAAAGTAGGTGCATTATGGCGAGACATACAATTAATATATCCTTGTCTGAAAAGTCCGTAAATGAAGCTATCAGACAGCTACAACAGTATAAGAACTGGCTTATCAAAAAAACTTCACAGCTTGTCAAAGAACTTGCAGAAGTCGGAATTCCTGTCATTGATGAAAATATGGCAAAAGCAAGTTATACATATGATGAAAAAGGTGTTCGTAGTGGTTCAGATACAAGCCATCACAGTTATGTTGAAATAAAATCCGCAGGAGAATATGTTGAAGCAAAATTAATTGTAGAGGGCAAAGAACTTATGTTTATAGAGTTCGGTGCTGGCGTTTACTACAATGGAGAGGCAGGAAACAGCCCACACCCTAAAGGTGTTGTTAATGGTATGATTATCGGCTCTTATGGCGAGGGACACGGCGTACAAAAAGTGTGGGGCTACTATGACGATGACGGAAACTTAGTTCTTACACACGGCGTAGAAGCACAAATGCCTGTTTATAAGGCTGATATGGAAATCATACAGAAATATGTTGAAGTTGCAAGAAGAGTATTTAGTTAATTTTAACCCACTCTGCTCTATAACCTATTATATCGAGAATTTCCATAACTTCATTATAAGTAAAACTTTCTTTGCGAAAGCGATTACTAAAATTTTGAAAAGAAAGATGTGTTCCGTGCCTACGATTTAATTCAACATTTACTTGTGACATAGTAAAACCTTGAGATACAATAAGGCCTTTTAATTCGTCTTTTAACATAAAATCAACTCCTTTATATTATTTTTAATATATTATCATAATAAAATTAAATTGTAAAGTTTAATAAAACACTTGATAATTATAATATATAGGTTTATAATTAAATTATAAAATTTAATTAGAGGTGATATTATGGGAAAAGCGATTGATTTAACAGGGAGAAAGTATGGCAGATTAATAGCTGTTGAAAAAGTGAAAAATCCAAATGATAAGCACCACGCATACTGGAAATGTAAATGTGATTGTGGGAATTTTATTATTACAAGAAAAGATTCTCTCGAAAATGGACACGCAAAATCTTGCGGTTGCATAGGTGAAGAGAAAGGCTATCATAGTCACGGATACTCGCACGAAAAGTTGTACAACATTTATCACGGTATGAAATATAGATGCTATAACCCAAATTGTGATTCATATTCATTATATGGCGGCAGAGGTATAAAAGTATGTGATGAATGGTTGGAAAATGTAGAAAATTTTATTAATTGGGCTTATGAAAATGGGTACGATGATAAAAAGACTAAAGCCGAGCAATCCCTTGACCGAATAGATGTTAATGGCAATTATGAGCCGTCTAATTGCAGATGGGCTGATAAAGATGTTCAAAATTATAACAAAAGATGTACAAGAAAGATAGTTATAAACGGAGAAGAAAAAACATTACTTGACTTACATAAGGAATATAAAATATCAATAACTACATTGAGAAGTAGATATCAAAGATATTTAAAAGGCTTATGTACTGTTGATGAATTAATTCAGAATACAAAAATAATAAATAAGCCCCAACAGATAATTATTAGGGTTGGTGAAGAAGAACACAATTTGACAGAATGGGAAAAAATAACAGGCACATCAAGAAAAACCATAATTTACAGACACAGAAAAGGGGCAAGAACATATGAAGAGTTATTTAAGAAAGGTCGCTGAAAAGCGACTTTTTCATTTTGCAAGAAGCGATAATCTTTACATAGCGAAAGAGGTGTTTAGTTAATGGCAAACGCTAATGATTGGGCGATAGATCTTGAAAACACAGTCACGGCACTTGTCAAGGCTAAAACCCTAACGCAACTAAAGAAAACATATCCCAAAATAGTTATAACAAATGAGGGAGAAAACAGCGGTCAAGCAGTATTTCCAACGGTATACATACATCTGTTGCCAGCTGTAGAGCAAGGACAAACGCTTGATGGACAGACAATCAATGCTTTGTTAGCAACATTTCAAGTAGATGTTACAACTAACACAAATAAGTCTGATTGCCGTAAGGTTATGGCAGTAATTACAGATACATTTAAGACAATGAGATTTCAAGGCACATCAATGCCAGAATTCTCAATCAGTAACAAAGTACACAAGAGTACCGCTAGATTCAGACGAATGATAGCGGCAAATGACAGATTAATGTAACAAAGAGCAGAAATGCTCTTATTTTTTTGCAAATTTTTAGGAGGTAAACAAGGCAATGGCAAGTACAAGTTATAAAGCTAGGGTTATCTACAAGGAGCATAGCGAAGATGGTTTTGCAGGCTCATACAAGTTAATGGTTGCGGCTAAGTCGATTTCAGCACCAGTATCAGCACCTAACACAGTTGAAAGTACAACATTTGAAGATGATTCACAGACATTCTTAATGGGTATCAAAACATCTGACGCTAAGACTTACACAGGAAACCTTGAAAAGGCTTATTTGCAGGACTTAATCAAAGCAGAGGGTAAGCAGTTAGATATTATTCAGTTATATGGTTCTGACGGATTAGGTGCGGTTGCTAAGTACGCATTTGTGGGGCAGGTAACAGCAACGCCTAATGATGTTTCTGGTACTGATTCGGTACTTGAAATGACAGTAACAGCAGTCCCTAACACTTCACCTATCGAATGCACAGACAAGCTTCAAGTTGTCGAGGGTGCTGGTGGCACATTCACAGTAACAAAGGTGGGGGAATAATAAGCCAATCGACTAAATCAAAGGCTGTGTCGATTGGCGACACAAACGCCAAAACAGCCGACTACACATCATATCTTGATGATGTAACAGAATAATTATTTTAAAAGGTAGGTGCGGTGTAAAATCCGCACCTTTCCCTACATGGACGATAGGGTGGGAAAGGGTAAAAATTATGATGAATATTAATGTAAATGAAAAAGAATACAAAGTTGAGTTCTCGTTCGGCGCAGCAGAATGTAAAGAGATAGTACAGAAGATGTTTGAATATATAACCTCTTCTTGTTTGTCTACGATTTCCGCCGAAACAGCAAAGAGTGAAAGTGAAGCAGCAAAACTTGCGTTTGATGCTCTTGCCGAAGCCGTATCAAAAGTATCGGAAATTTGCGTCACAGCCATTTATGCAGGTTGTATTGACAACAATCCTGTAACAATGGATGAAGCAAAGGAACTCACTAGAGCATATATTACAGAGAAGAGAAAGACAGATAAGAGTTACGGATATAGAACATTGTTTGAAGAAATCAAGAAAGCGATGGAAGATGATGGTTTTTTCGAACTGAGCGGAATAACAGCGATGTTAGAGGAAATGGCGAACAATGTGGAAGAAGCGACACAGGAGCAGAAGAAGCCAACAGTAGTACCACAAGACCACAAGAAAAAGCAGACTTCCACAAAATAATCTGGGAAGAATACTTTGTCTTAGCCAGTTCACTAGGCGTTAGTTATTCAGACTTTCTAAAAATGACACCTACAAAATTATTACTATACGCAAAAGGTAAAAAGATTGATAGGCAAAATCGCGATTCAGAAATGTATAACTGGTTTTTGGTTTACGCAATTCCAGCTATTTCTTGCGGAATAGGTGCGGCATTTAATAAAGATGTACACATTGAATATCCTAAACAAGCTGTTTTATCAGAAAAAGCAGAAGAAAGTGAAGAAGATACATACGATAAGGAGTTACAGTTGATGTTACTCAATGAGCAAAAATGGGCGGCACAGACTGAAAAGAAAGGACTACCGCCAACAATCCTATAAAAGGGGGGGGCTAAGGCGTGGAATTAGATTCATTAGAAGTCAAAATTACCGGTACTGCCACTAAAGCTATTAATTCTGTTGATAAACTGATAAATCAGCTTACAAGGTTGTCAACATCACTTGCAACTGTGAATGGTTCATCACTAAGTAGCCTTGCGAATGGTGTTAATCAGTTAGGTTCTGCTATGCAGAATATGAACGCAGGAACAGCAGATTTTACAAGACTTGCTAAGAACATCACAAAGATAGGTTCTGTTGATTCAGCCGCACTTGCTAACACAGCTACATCACTTGAAGCTGTTACAAAGGCAGTTGCAAGCATATCAGCTATTCCGCAAAATGCAACGCAGGTCACAGAATTTGCAAAGTCGCTTGGTAAGCTAGGCAGTAAGAGTATAGAAAACGCCGTTGTAAACATTCCTAAATTAGGCAATGCTTTAAATGGCTTAATGACAACGCTATCAAGAGCGCCAACAGTAAGTCAGAATGTTATTCAAATGACTAACGCATTGGCTAATCTTGCTAGTCAAGGTAGCAAGGTGGGTACTTCTTCAAACTCACTTCAAAAGTCGCTGTATGGCGTATCTACAAGCGCTAGGACAGCAACTAGAAGTAGTTGGAGCTTAGCAAGTGCAATAGGTAAGTTTTATGCCACTTATTTTATGGTAATTCGTGGCAGCAAGAAACTTGTAGAAGCTATTAAATCAACAACAGATTACATTGAAGCGTTTAACTATCAAGCAGTTGCATTTGGCAAAATCGGTTCAGAATGGGATAAGGATTACGAGAAGTACGGATATGATAACGCTACGGCATACGCAGAAAGCTTTCAGAACAGAGTAAATGATGCTCTTGGAAAGTTATCTGGATTAAAAGTTAATGTTCAAGGTGGCTTGCTTGAAGAAAGTGGAGCAAAAAACTTAGGACTTAACATACAAGAGATAACACAGTATGCTTCGCAGTTAGCTTCTGTCACTAACTCATTAGGGCAGACAGGTGAAGCAACAACAGCAATAACAAAGTCAATGACAATGCTTGCAGGTGATATAAGCTCACTTTTTAATGTGGACTATTCAACAGTAGCGCAGAACTTACAGAGCGGATTAATCGGTCAATCAAGGGCATTGTACAAATATGGTATTGATATTACTAATGCTACATTAGCGACATATGCTTATAACTTAGGCATTTCTAAGTCTGTATCGGAAATGACGCAGATGGAAAAACAGCAGTTAAGAGTATTGGCAATATTAGACCAATCAAAAGTATCTTGGGGTGATTTAGCTAATACAATCAACTCGCCAAGTAACATGTTACGTCAGTTCAGCAACAATATGAAAGAGGTAGGAATGGTAGCAGGACAGCTATTTATCCCAATTCTTTCAAAGGTTATGCCAATAGTAAACGGAGTAACTATTGCAATTAAGCGACTTCTAGTGAACCTTGCAAGCCTTATGGGTGTTAAGATTGACTTTGAGAGCTTCGGACAAAGCGATTACAAAGATACTTCTGACGGACTGGAAGATATTTCGGACGGATACCAAAATGTAGCGGATTCAGCAAAGAAAGCTACGCTATCCCTTATGGGATTTGACGAAATAAATAAATTACAAGATGATACAAGCTCAAGCAAGGGTTCAAGCGGTGGCGGCGGCGGTAGCAGTATTGACTTAACAGATGATATTGCTAAGGCGGCGGCTGATTATGAAGCGGCTTGGAATAAAGCGTTTGCCGATATGGAAAATTCGGCTATTGCGTGGGCAGATAAGATAGAAAAAGCCATAAAAAAAGGTGACTGGTACGGAATAGGTACTTACGCAGGCAAACAAATAAACAAAGGCATAAAAGCTTTTCCTTGGAAAAAAACAGGAGAAGCAATTACAGAAGCTATTTGCAATGTTTTGGATTTTGCGGATGGATTTGTTAGTTCTGTTGATTGGGAACAATTGGGAAGAAATATAATAAAGTTTATTGAAGGTATAGATTTAGGGAAAATAACTGTAAAAATTTTGGACCTAGCAATTGACTTAGGAGTATCAGCAATAAAATTAATATGGGGTGCTTACCAGGAGATATACGACAAATGGGGGATTGCAGGGATTTTGGCTTCTTTGGTTATTCCGGGTGGAATTCTTACGCTTAAATTTATTACAGAATTTTCAGCAAGCATAGATGATAGTAAATATGTAAAAAAAGCAAAAGATGCCATAGAAAATATAAAAATATCTGCGCAAGAGAAATGGAATGAAATTACAGATTGGTGGAATAATACAGCAATCGTAAATTGGTGGAACAATGATGTTATGCCTTGGTTCACTAAAGCGAAGTGGCAGTCACTTGGAGATAATGCAAAAGATAGCTTACAAGATAGCTGGACTTCTTTTAATAACTGGTGGAGTAGCACAGGTATATACAATTGGTGGAACAATGATGTTATGCCTTGGTTTACTAAAGATAAATGGAACAACTTGGGTGATAATTTCAAGTCAAGTCTACAAAATAAATGGTCCGATTTTTCTTCTTGGTGGAGTACAACCGGAATTTACGATTGGTGGAATAATCACGTAGCACCTTACTTTACGGCAGATAGATGGCGTGATATGGCAGATGGAATAAGAGTAGGCATACAAGATAAGTGGAATAATGTAGTTAATTGGTGGGATAGCAAACCTTCACTTCACGCTATTTCAGTGGCGATTGAAAATTTTGCCGATAAAGTGAGAAATATGTGGTATAATTTCAAAGATTGGTGGGATAACTTAGGGCTTAATTTCCCACATATAAAAATGCCACATTTTGACATTGATGGCGAATTCAGTCTTACGCCACCTCAAGTGCCTAAGATAAGTGTTGATTGGTACGCAAACGGCGGTTTCCCAAACAAAGGACAATTGTTCGTTGCTAATGAAGTTGCACCAGAAATGGTTGGTACTATGGACGGAAGAACAGCGGTAGCCAATCAGCAAGAAATTACAACAGGTATCGCCAACGCAGTTTATCCAGCGGTTTACAATGCAGTTGTAGCGGCTATGTCAGAAGCTAACAACAATGTAAACATAACATTACAAGGCGACGCAGATAAGCTATTTACAATGGTACAAGATAAAGCTAACAGCTATACAAATATGACAGGTCAAGCAGCTTTTCCGTATTAATTGACAAACAAATATCAAAAGAATATATTTAAAGTACTAAAGATAAGGGAGGAATTGATTATGTCATTAAAAAAAGATTTATATAATATGTTGGAAGATTTGGGATTGAAGAAAAAACAGCAACCACAGGTTCAACAATTGCTTAACCCTAATTTTAGGGGAGTGTACAGAGCGACAGAAAACGGCTTAGTTGAAGTATATTGCCCAAGATGTAATAGTTGGGAATGTTCGCACACGCAGATTACAACAACTATACCACATAAAACTAAAACAAGATACACTATTAATTTGAATCCGTTTAGACCATTTACATTAGTTAATAAGAAGGAAAAAATTAAGCAACAAGGCGGAACTTATTCACAACATAGGTTTGTGTGTAACAGATGTGGGCTGATTTTTTGGTAATATATAATTTTAATTACATTAGATTTTTTAATAAAAGGAATGTATCAAGATGAATGAAAAAGATAACAAAAAGAAGCCACAGGAGATAGCGATTGCAGTATTGGCAGGGATAGTATTTGTTACAGCGTTATTTATTATTAATAATATAACTGAAAATGATAATAATATCGTAGCAAACACACAAACTAAAACACAATCAACAGAAGTTGCCACTAAAGATATGCTTGACAATGGTATGTCTTATCTTGATGAAGATAAATATAAATTTGTATGTGAACAAATGGATTACAACCACATTATGTTTACGAATGAGGATTTGACTGACAAATATGTAAGAATAGATATAATGCTTACTAATCGCTATACGTTATCCTCAAAGGATATGGAAGATGAGAGTATAAGCAAAGTTGTTAATGCTTACAACTTGCAGGCAGGATTTTTTACGGGTGTCGTTAAGAATAAAAGCGAATACGGCAAAGAAAAAATATACATATATTTTTCAAAAGATTTTAATTTAAAAAGCGGAAACTATAAAGCTGGCGATAAAATAACTGCATATGGCTTGATTGTTAATTGCAAAAACAATGGAGCTGGCAGTTATAACAGTATTAGCTTTATACCACGTTTTATAGAAAAATAATCCCCTTAATGGAGCGTATCTTTCGGTGCGTTCCATTTTTTATTGAAAAGTGCTTGACAATTATTGCAAGGGCAGTTATTATAATAGCATAAATATTGCAAGGGCAATAATTGAAAGGAGTGATTATTATTAGTCCAGCAGGAAGACCACATAAGGAAAACCCTAGAAATGTTAATCTTAACATCAGAATAACAAAAGATGAAGCTAATCGTATTCAGAAATGTGCTGATGAATTGGAGTTAACAAGAACTGATACCATTATGAAAGGCATAGGGTTAGTAGAAAAAGAACTTAAAGGCAACAAAAAAGAGTAGCAACAAGTCGGTCAAAACTTTTAGTTGCTACTCAAACCACCAATCCGAAAGGAATTGATAAATCTATCATATCAGTTTCTTTCGGAAAATTCAAGATTATTTTCGGAGGAAAACAAATGAGTAATGTAGAAATCGTAACAAATATTGACATAGCATCAGAAATTGCACACGCAACAGTAACAGAAGTTTTAGCGAATATGGATAATGAAAGAATAGGATATGTTCTCATAGGAGTTTTACAGCAATTAGAAACTATTCAGGACAATGTTAATAATTTTGATTTAAAGGGACAGGGCAAGTCTACAAAGGAAGTGGCATAATATTATTGCGTGAGGCATTGTGGGCATATACTCCCACTACGCAATAAGTTCTGTTTTGAGCAAATGATAAATTTGTAGGAGGTAAAATAATGAGTTATAATAATAATCCAACTACAAAAGATGACACTCACAATGAGATTAAGGCACCGATGAACACTAAGAATATTTGCGGCGTAGACTGCTATGAGCAGAATGGCGTTGCTTACTTAAGATTGGAAAATGTTGCTAGAGGACTTGGGTTTACCACAACTCAAGTGATTAATGGTAAGGAATATGTAAATATTCGCTGGAACGTTGTAAAACAATATCTTAATGATATTGGCTTTTTGCAGGAAGTTGCAAAAGACGATTTTATCCCAGAAAACATCTTCTACCGCCTAGCAATGAAAGCCAAAAATGAAACAGCAGAGAAATTTCAAGCATTAGTAGCTGATGAGATTATTCCGTCAATTCGCAAGAACGGAATATATGCTACCGATAATGTTATTGATGAAATACTGAATAATCCAGACTTTGGAATAGAATTATTAACAAAGTTAAAAAAAGAAAGGCAAGCAAGAGTTGAAGCAGAAAGAAAGAACACTATCTTAACACACGTCAATAAAACATATACAATGACGGAGATTGCTAAAGAGCTGAACTTAAATTCTGCTATTCAACTTAACAAGTTGCTTGCTGATAGAAAAATTCAGTACAATGTCAATGGAACTTGGGTTCTTTACTCACCATACAGCAGTATGGGATATGAGGAAATTAAACAAGAAATTCTTGACAGTGGTAAAGTAATCTATCATAGACGAATTACCCAACTTGGAAGAGAATTTATACTGCAATTATTCAATAATGTTGCATAAGTTTTCTTGTGAGATATAATAGCTCAAACAGAAAGAAAATTCAATAGCTGTAAGAAATTTACAGCTATAAAAAATCAGAACAAGTTGGGTAGACCTGTTCTGATTAGCACATATGAGTACATATAAGTTGCTCACGTCAATAATAACAAATAAATAGCAAAATGACAAGGACATTTCACTTAATTGTGAGGTGTCCTTTTTGTGTGCTTCGAAAGTGAGGTTTTACTATGAATTTTATACAATACATAAAGCAAGCGTGGAAAGCTGGCACTAGCGGCGGCACTCCAATAAGCCCAGATAGACTTAATCATATCGAAGATGGCATTAAGAATAATAACGATATGATAAGTGAGCTGAACAACAATATAAATGAATTATTAATAAGTTATTATAAGAGTGAAACAACTCTAACATTAAAAAAAGGTACTTATTGGATTTTTATTAATAAAACGCAATATTCACAAAGCAGCATTTGGGCAATTAGTAGTAGTCAACAACCTGTAGCAGTTGCAAATCCATCTAATGAACAAATGAGTATGGAATTAAACAATGACCTTATGAAAATTACTTGGAAAAATGCCTCATATGCCGTTGTTTCCGTTTTAAAAGTTCGTTGAAGCTTATTAATCATTTAACACCCCAAATAGACATTGGGTATGTGCTGCCGCAATGTAAATTTCTGTTTAATTAACTTAATAAATAAAAATTCAAAATGGGTATTGAAATAAAATGTTAGTGGTAGGGACAACTTGCAAATATAAATATATAAAACTAAGGGAACGTATCAGAGATGATATGTTCTTTTTTGTTACCAATTTTTAGGCAGAAAGGGGCGATTGAATGATAAGTGCTGTAATTATCGAGGGAGTGACATTCCCAGTAGCATATAACGGCTACACATACAGTAGAAATAAGATATGGTCTAAGAACACAGGAAGAAACGATTATGGGGAAATGGTTGGCACAATCGTGGCTATTAAAGACAAAGTAGAGCTTCAATTACCACCACTAACAGGTGAACAGGCATTGTTGCTTGATAATGTGATTAGTGATGAAAATAACCCATTCCCAACAGCACAAGTCCTATTCTTAGGCGGTACACAAAAGGAAATGACAATCTATACAGGAGATGTGACATATCCATACCTCACAAGAGCAAAGAATGAGGATGGATTAATAGTCGGAGCAAAATTAAGTTTAATTCAGAAATAAGGAGATTAACTATGAAAATAACAGGAAATGAAGTTTTAGCACATTATGAAGCACTTGCAAGTGTAGCACAGCTTAAAATGGGTGGCAGATTAGCAGTTGCCATTATGTCTAACATTAAGATGTTAGAGTCACACTTTAAGGCAGTTGTAGAAACGATAGAAAAGATACGAAAGGAAAATAAAGATAACAACGATAAGATAAAATCAGAACTTGAAGAACTAGGAGAACAGGAAATAGAAGTATCTGAATACACAAAAGTTGATATAAGTGCATTTGATAGTTGCGAAGCTATTGAGCCAGCTAAGATTATCGCACTTAGCTTTATGATTAACGATTAATCATCAGAAAGGAGCAACCTAATGAAAAATATTAATTGGGGTGCGGATTTCAACTTGCTGTATGCAAGATATTACAGCAAATATTTAGTTGACGGAAAAGAATACAATCAGACACTTAATGAGTTCAAATACAGTAATATAATCAATCCGAATAATAGCATTTCGATAGGTAACACTTGCAGTAGCGGTGTTACCTTTTCTATTTTTAAACCACAAATTACACTTGAAAATAAGGACATAACTATTTTTGAGGGTGTTAAGGGCAATAGTGGAATTGAGTATGTACAGATAGGCATCTTTACCGTAACCAAAGAAGAAAGCAATGGCGAATATACTAAGTACACAGCTTATGACAAGATGTACAAAGCTGAAAAAGGGTACTTCTCTGAATTAACCTATCCTAACACAGACAAGGCTATTTTAGAGGAAATCTGTACAAAGTTAGGCATAAAGTTAGCAACTAGCATAACAACCCCACATACAATCCCAGAAAAGCCACAAGGCTATACAATGCGTGAAATTATCGGTTATATGGCTATGCTGCAAGGCGGTAATGCGGCTATCAATTCTGACGGAAACCTTGAAATTAAATGGTATAAGGATAGCGGTTACGTGCTTGACGGACACCAATACTATCAGCAAGGGGTTACTTTTACTACTAGCAAGGATTTTACGATAAGAAAGCTGACTTGCAACAATACAAAGTCGGGTGATAAGGAAACTAGCACAATTACTAGCGGTAGCGGTGCAACAGGACTTAACTTTGCCAACCCATTTATGACACAAGCAATCCTTGATGAAGTTTACAAAAAGATAGGCGGTTTTCAGTTCAGACCGCTTACAGTTAAGTTTTTAGGCGATTGGCGATTAGAGGTAGGTGACATTATAACTGTTAATAAAGGCGGCGTTGATTACAAAGTGCCTATAATGCAGATAACCCACGAATGTGACGGCGGCTTAATGAATACTGTTACATCTATAGGTCAATCTGACACGGAGAACAGTAATATCGCTAACGGTCCGATAACCAAGCAAATGGAACGATACTACGCCGATTTAGTCTTAATCAATAAGGCAGTTATTGAAAATGCTGATATAACTAATGCTAATATTGAGAGCTTAAAAGCACACCAAGCGTATATCGACCAGTTAAAAGCTAATAAGATTGAAACTGTCACAGCAGATATTGTTAATTTAACAGCAAGTAAAGCTACGATTAATGAAGCTAATATTGCTAAGTTGCAAGCAGATTACGCACAGGTAGGCGTGTTAAATGCAGATGTAGCAAACATTAAGGTTTTAATGTTTGGTTCGGCGACAGGCAAGAGCTTAACAACAGAATTTGCTAATGCAGTTGTAAGTGTTATCGGCAATGCACAGATTAAGGATGCTATGATTGACAGCATAGCCGCGAGTAAGATTACAGCACTTGACCTTAATACAACTAAGTTTAAGGTTCACAGTGAAAACGGAATGTCTTATTGGCAAGACAATACAATTATCATTAAAGATACTGACAGAATAAGAGTTCAAATAGGTAAAGACGCTAATTCAGACTACAATATGTATGTCTGGGATAAGGCTGGAAATCTTATGTTTGATGCCTTAGGACTTACCGAAAAAGGCGTTACAAGAAAAGTTGTTCGTGATGAAGTTGTTAAAGATGACGCTAATATTAATGCAAGCAAGCTGGATATTGAAACACTATTTAATGTTATCAATAACGATAGCACCCATACGCTTAAGAGTAACAAGATATATCTTGATAACGAAAAGCAGACGCTTAATGTCATTATGCAAGCTATAACAAGTGGTGCTAGTAAAGATTACACACAATGGGGCGGTATGATGAAAGTTGCTAGTGATTTTATCACTAACAAGCTGTGGTGGACTGAAAATGTTGACAACGAAAGCATTAAGACTAAGTTTTCTACTGTTAACCAAAAGCTAGATAGCTACGAAATTACGTTATCTGACTTATACCGACAGACGAATGATAATTTTATGGTGTATACAGTTACAGAAACACCTAACAAAGATAATTACCCAGCTATTGATTGGTTCATACCTATTTATCCGTCAGATGATTTATTTCCAAGCGATAATCTTACTTGGACTTACAGCAATGATGAATATGCTAAACATCACGGAGCAATAGCATACAACGAAACAACTCAAAAAACTTGGCGTTGGGTTAAAGATGATAAAGGTAATTGGAACTGGAAAGAGGTATCTAACACACAATTAGCCTATATGCTTAACCAAAACGCTAGTCTTAAGATTAATCTCAATACAATCTCAACGTCATTGTCACAGACACAAAAGAATATAGCTGATAATTACAGTACAACAACACAGATGAATAATGCTATAACACAGGCTGTAACAGCAGAAAGCAATAGCATTAAACTTGAAGTGGCTAATGCTTATGCTACAAAGGATAGTTTGAACAATTATAGTACAACAACACAGATGAATGCGGCTATAAGCACAGCAATAAGTAAAGAAAGTTCAGCGATTAAGTTGGAAGTAGCAGGCACATACGCAACAGCAGATAGCCTTAAAAATTACGCTACAACAGCAAGTCTTAGTGCTTATATCAAGAAAGACCCAAAAAGTGGCGAGCTTAAATCCGCAATTGAAGCAATTGCAGATGATATAACGCTTAAGGCTAAGGGGGCTATTAATATTAGCGGTAACAAGAGCGTTAATATTAGCGGTAACGCATTCACTTTAACATCAACTAATACAATTATAAGTGCAACGGGGACAATTACCTGTAGTGATATAATCGGGACCGGGGGTCGCATTGGCAATTGGGATATTACTGATGGAAGCTTAAAGAATGATTACTTAGCACCAGACGGATACTTAAGAAGAACTTACATTCAAAGTTCAAAAAATATTGGCGATTGGATTTTTTCCGTTCAGAAAGGAGCCGTACAAGGAACTTCGCCAAGCACGCTAAACTCCCTGTGGCACGTTACTAACGATGGTGAAATGCAGTTCAATGTTGAGAGCGGTAAAGGTATTAAAATGTATGGTTCGGCAGGATTAGAGTTAGAAGTGTTAAGAGACCGCATTGAATTATATTACCAGCCTTACATCAATGGACAGCCGCAAGCTTGGACGAAAATTGAAAAAGGAAAAATTTCTATAGACTCAAAAGGTTGGAGTTCTTTTGGCGACTGCGCTCTATCTGTAGTTAACAGTTCGATAAAGACTACAGCATTGTATATAATGCATCAAACAGAAGACGGATCATACTATCAAAGAGGATGTGTAATTAACAGAAATCCTTTTTCTGGTGATATTATGTTTGATTGGGATGGACGTTATCTTCGTGGATATATAGGGGATAATGTTGTTATCACTTGGGACAACGAAAATAAAAATTGGATATAAGATTAGGAGGTAAAACGCAATGTTAGACATCAACTCATCAATTCAGAAGAACGGAACATTATCTGTTCAAAATTCAGACGGAACACTTAAACAGGTGGCTTATCTGTCAGCTACAATCAGCGAAAGCGGTACAGTTAGTATGTCAGCCAGCTTTAATGATTTTGCGGCATACTTGGCGAATGATATAGCACTAGACAACGAGCTTAAGAGCTTTCTTGATGGCGTTAAAAATACTTACAAGGCAACATACAGCACAGAAGATAACACAGTTGGTTCAGATGCAGTAGATATAACAGGAACAACAGAAAGTGAGGTATTTTAGTATGATTAAGTGTGGAGATTTTTCAGCGTGGAATGGTGTAGTTGACTGGAACAGAGTTAAGGCGGCAGGGCTTACTCACGCTATCCTTAAAGTTATCAGACGTGATTTTGACCCAGATAAGCAGTTTGAAAACAACTGGAAAGGCTGTCAGTTAGCAGGCGTACATATTTGCGGTGTATACAATTATGTTTACACGCCAACAGTAGAAGAAGCCATTGCGGCGGCTAAGAGAGTACTTGAAGTGCTTGACGGACGTAAGGTGACAGTTTGGATGGATGTTGAAAATGCTTGTATGCAAAACTTAGGTTCAGAGCTTATCGACATTATCAGGGCATACAAAGAGGTTATTGAGGGTGCAGGCTATCAGTTTGGCGTATATACTGGCTTATCATTCTATGGTAGCTACATCAAGCCTTATACAAACCCTAGCGACTTAGATTGTCCGTTCTGGATAGCACGTTACTACTTAGGTTATGATGAAATGCAGTTAAATGATGATGTTAACGCAGATAAGACACCCAGTATCGACCATTATCTTGCGGGGTGGCAGTATACTTCTAGCGCAAGAATTGACGGTGTAGATGGAGTTTGCGACTTATCAGAATTCTACGGTTTCCATAATGATGAAGATAACACAGAAGATAACAATGAAGAGGATAACACAGATGAACACGTATATGCTACATACGCCGCTTATACAGACAGATGGTGGGGCGAAGTAGAGGACAGAGAAGATTGGGCTGGTGCAGGCGACAATAAAGCTATCACAGCACTTATTGTTAAGGTCAGCAGAGGTTCGGTTAAGTACAGAGTTCACTTAAAGGGCGGAGATTGGCTTCCTTATGTTACTGGCTTTAATTATGACGATTACGATAATGGCTATGCAGGTGACAAGAAGCACGAGATTGACGCAATAGAAATCATTTACTATACGCCAGAGGGTGAGCCTTGGAAGTATGCAAAGTATATGGTATCTGTATTCAATAACCGCAACTTCTATCCAGAACAGATAGACAATGAAACATCAAATGGAATGGACGGATATGCAGGCGTTATGGGTAATGCTATCGACAAATTTCAGATAGTTGTCGAATAAAGTCAAAATAAGTCAACCGAAAATATTTGAAATATACTAAAAATAAATGTATAATGAACTTGTCTTTGAATAAGACTTCAAGTTCTGACTTGGGCGGCGGTGTTTTTGGCGTTGCATTAGCCGCCCTCATTGACAAAAACGAACATCAGTTCTATAATAATACTATCGCTATCAGAACGTGCGGATATAAGGGGGTATATCTTAAATGGATGAAAAGGAAGATTATAAGCAGAAGATAGTTGAACTTATAAATAAAATAGAAAATACAGGCACATTAGAGTACCTGTATTCATTCATAGAAAATTTCTTGAAGAGGTGGGGGTAAAACCCTACTTCTTTTCTTTTCGAGATAACATAACATCTATCATATCTAATATTGTTTCTTTATCTCTTTGCTCTAACATAGAAAACTTCCAAAGTAAATCAACATCTTTTTCAGCTTCTTTTGAATTATCCTTACGGATTGGTGAAACATCAAATCCCATTAGCCACGCTTCTGACACGTTCAAAGCCATTCCTAAGACAACTAGCTTTTCTTGACTAGGTTCAACTTTGCCTGATACATATTGGCTAATATCTGACTTATTCATCTTAATATTGTATTTCTTACAATATGGTAATGATAAATTCAAAATATCAACTTGCTTTAACTTCCGTTCATTCATTAGCTGTTTAAGCCTATCTGATGTATTCTCTTTCATCTTAGTTATCCTCCTTTCTGTTGATAATATACCATTATTTGAACAAAAGTTCAAGATGTAAAACTAAAAAAGTAAAAAATATTGAACTTTTTATTGACATATTAATTTAATAATGCTATTATACAATCAGTTCAAAATATTGAACAAAAAACGGAGAAAGGAGAAGAATTGGAATGGCTTTTAATTACAGTAAGTTAAGAGGTCGCATAATTGAAAAGTACGGAAGTCAGACAGACTTTGCCAAGGCATTTGGCTGTTCAGACAGGACTTTATCACTTAAAATGACAGGCAAGCGACCTTGGAAACAGATTGAAATTTTAAAAGCAATTAAATTATTAGATTTATCAGAAGATGATATACAGGATTATTTTTTTGCTTTAGAAGTTCAAAATATTTAACTTTTAGAAAGGAGTAAGAATGGCAAGTTTTATTGATGAAGTAGAGAAAAGTTATCTTAATAGTCTTAAAGACAACTTATGCAAAACCTGTGAGGGAGCTGTATTTATGGAAAAATATTTTTCTTCAAGGTCTGCTATCTCTGAATTAGAGAATAAAGTTTTATCAGAACTCAAAGATAGCAAACTAACAGTTACGGAAATGATTGGTTTTTTAGAGTATATGAAACAGTCTATTAAAAACCACTCATTTCTTCCGCGAGAGAAAGAACACTGATACAGCATTCTTTATCAGAGGTAATGTTACCCTCTGGTATTTCCTTAGCAGTCTTGAGTATAGATAATACTTTGTCAGAGTAAGGATATTCAAGACCACAGTTAGGACAAATAATCTTGTCGGCAGATACACTTTCATTAACAGTATATCTATTGTGGCAAGTACAAGTTATTTGAAATTTTAGAAACATATTTACACCACCTTTCTTTATTTAGCAAAGGAATTATAACATAAAAAGGAGATAATAATAACAATGAATGAAATTCAAATTAATTTATTAAAAGATTACATACTTGAGGATTTAGAGAAAACAAGAAAAAGCGACATATCTGCAAAAGAAAAGGCAGAATTGGAAATTTCAGCTTTAAGGGTGCTTGTAGAGTTAGAAAACAGTCCAGTAGCCGCAAAAATTGACAAGGTTTGTGAAAATTTTACAGAACAGAAAAGCGAAATGGATATTAATAAAAATTTTTATGATAAGGTTGCTGAATATTGCGATGAAAGAAAAATGCCAATATCAGCATTTGAAAAAATGTGTAGCATTGGTAATGGAACGTGTGGTCGTTGGAGAAATAATATGTCTTCACCAACATTAACTACTATTCAGAAAATTGCAGATGCAACAGGTATCCCTATAGAAAAATGGATTAAAAAGGAATAATACAAAGCAACATTTTGTTTGCAGAAAGGAGTTATATGAACGATTTACAGATTTTTAATAATGAAGAGTTCGGAGAAGTCCGAATAGCAGTAATAAATGATGAACCTATGTTTTGTTTAATTGATATTTGCAAGGCACTGGGAATTAAAAATGCTACTGATGTAGCAAAAAGATTAGATGAAGATGAACGCACTAGATTAAATCTAGGGCGTCAAGGAGAGACAAATTTCATAACAGAAAGCGGTCTATATGCAGTAATTCTTAGAAGCGATAAGCCTAATGCTAAGAAATTTCGTAAATGGGTTACATCAGAAGTTCTTCCGTCAATCAGAAAGACAGGCAGTTATGGTGCGCCGAAGACAACTGGCGGACAGATACAACTTCTTGCACAGGGATATACAGAACTTGAACAGGCTGTTAACTCTATCAAAGAAGATATGACAGAGCTTAAGGATAACACACCTCTTTACGGCTGTGAGATTGATGAGGTCAAACAGCACGTTAATAGAAAAGGCGTAATTGTACTTGGTGGCAAGGATAGTGAAGCCTATAAGAACGGCAGTATTCGCAGTTCGGTATATTCTGACATATATAAGCAGCTAAAACGTGAGTTTGGTTGCGTAACAACATATAAGAGCATAAGAAGAAAGTACATTGATAATGTACACAAGTTTATAGATGATTATGCGTTGCCTATGGCACTTGCTGAACAGGTAAAAGAAGCTAATGCACAGATAAGTATGAGCTTTTAAGGAAAGGAGTAAGAGTTGGAAAGGTTCATAAAAGAATTAATCGCAGTTGAGAAAAAGAGAAATTCCTTGCTTGCAGAACTAAACGAAAACTTAAAGAAACTGACAAGCAAGGAAGATAAGCATTGTGAGTATGAAACTGGTAAATCAGCACTTACTGATTGCTAAGCCAGTTATGGTAATGTTCCAGCATTTCCATAACACCAATTTCAACCCACGCACGTCTAATAAATTCGTGCTTTTCACCCTCATCAGCAAAGTTATTGCTATTAGCGCTTTTTATAACTTTTTGATGAATAGAAGAGTGAATGTTAGCACCATTTTCATTGACGAACTTTTTAAAATCGTTGAAGTCTTTCAAGGTTTCACCTCTTTCCTATAAAAAGATAAGAGGATTATATCACAATTTTTAAAATAAGGAGAAGTTTATGGAAGATATACAGGCAACACCACAGTATAGCATATCAGTAGAGGAACTGATAGCAGAAAGAAACAATTTAGAAGTCTCTATTGCGGCATACAAGAAAGCGAAGAGAGATAGCAGGATAGCTGAATATTTATGGATGTTATCAGCAATATTATTTATTGTGTCAATGATATTTCAGCTTATTAATTAGAAAGGAGTTTTAGCAGATTGATATTTATTATTTCTGAAAAAGGCGAAAGAGAGCAGATTAACGAAGTGGAAAAACTTGAAATCCTGGCACACATTGGCAGAAGAACAAGTTACCTCTTAGGAAGAAATAAGAATTGTGAGCCATTAAGGAGCATGGTTGTAAGAGACATTTTAGGGCAGTTAAAGCACGAATACGGGTGTGGTTTGAGCGAGCTTAAAAAGAAGTACATAGCAGACACTCACGATTATATCGACTGCTACGAACTGCCTACAATAATGAAAGAGAGATATAAGCTATGATACTAGGTTTTATAGCAGGAATAATATTCGGCATAATACTCACAACAGTTTGTGCCGTTATTGCAACAATAAGAACTAATGCAGAAGAAAGGAAAGAACAATATGAAACAGGTAAACGAGAAAGTAATAACAGTACAGGATTGCATTGATATGTACGAGAAGAAAGATATGGTAACAGTTATAGACGGCGGTAAAGTTGTTGGATTTGTAGAAAAAAGGAAGGAGAACTAAAGATGAAAGAGAGAAATAATAATATTACAACTTTTGGGTTGGTTGCAGAAGAACCAACTTTTAATCACGAAGTTTTTGGAGAGAAATTCTTTAAGATGATGATTTCAGTCAATAGAGTTAGCGGAACAGTAGATACACTTCCTGTTCTTATATCTGAAAGAATTGCAGATATGAAAGAGTTGAAAGCAGGTGCTTGCGTAATGATTACAGGAAGAATAAGAAGCTACAATAAGCATATAGGTGAAAAAAGCAAGTTGATATTAGCAATCTTTACTGAAAATATAGAGATATATGAAAACGAGGCAGAACCACCTTTTGATAATGATGTAGTTCTTAGAGGCTTTATTTGCAAAGAACCTATATACAGGGTAACACCACTTGGAAGAGAAATAACAGATGTTCACATAGCTGTTAACAGAGCATATGGAAAGTCTGATTACATACCTTGCGTAGTTTGGGGCAGAACAGCTAAGTTTGTCGGTCACTTGCCAGTAGGAACACATATAGAAATGACAGGCAGGTTTCAGTCAAGACCCTATACAAAAAAGATAAGTGAAGATGAAATTGAAAACAGAGTAGCTTATGAGGTATCAGTAGGCAGAGTTGAGATTATAGAAGAAAAGGAGAATGCTGATGAATAGTGATGTTACAGTTTCAGAATTAGCCGCTATGGCAGCAGACAATGAAAAACGTTGTCAAGTATGGCATCCAGTCCAAGGTGTTATATTTGACGGCACGTTTGATGAACTTGACAGACGGCATTATCTTGCAGACAAGACAGTTGACAACTTCTCAATAGAAGATGATGTATTCATTATGAATATATAAATAAGGAAAGGATATGTTTATGGAAAGAGCAGTTTTAAAAAAAGTAGTGCTTGAAAACTTTATGTGCTATGTACACGCAGAGTTTGATTTTTTTAAGATTACCAAAATTATGGCAGAAAACGGAGAGGGAAAGTCTACAATAGGTTCTTGCATTACCTGGGTGCTTTTTAACTGTGATATGGACTTAAAGGATAATCCAGTTGTAAGAAGAGAAGTTGACGGAGTATCCGTTGATGATATGGACACTTACGGAGAACTTACTTTTGATGTTGACGGAAAAGAAATCACTATGAAGAAAGTACAGAAGCGTACTTACAGTAAGGATGGCAGTTCATACAAAGACGATAACAAGTATTTTGTCAATGATGTGCCTAAGACATTAAAGGACTTCAACGCATATCTTGGCATTGATATGAGTGTATTCAAGATGCGCAGCAACATTAACGCATTTCTTAATCAGAAGCCTGCTGAAATGAGAGAATACTTATTCAGTCTTGTTGAGAATGTGACAGACCTTGATATAGCACATTCTAAGGCTGGATTAGCGGAGTTAGTTCCTTTACTTAATAAATATACAGTTGAAGAATTATCCGCTATGAACAAGGCTACTAAGGCTAAGATTACAAAGGATTTACCTATCCTTGACGGACAGATTAAGGAAAAGGAAAGAGATATTCAGATTAAGCAGGACACAGATGTATCTGACCTTGAACTATATAGAAACAGTCTTAAAGAGCAGATTGCTGATTGCGTTGCAAAGCAGACTGATAATGACAAGCTGTTGGCTGAATATGACAAAGCAAGTGCTGACATTCTCGATTTGAAGTTTAAGCAGGGAGATTTATCACGCAAGGCGAATGAGGAAAATGTTAAGGCTAGGAGAGAGATTGAGGGAAAGATTTCTGATAAGCAGTTCCTTGTTAGGCAGACAGAAAAGACTATTACTGATACAGAAAATAACATTACATATCAGCAGACTACTGTGGATATTATCAATAAGCAGTTGCAGGATATAAGGGATAAATGGAAAGCAGAGAATGAACGCAAATTTGACGAAGCAAGCCTTATTTGCAGTTATTGCGGGCAGGAATATCCAGAGGATAAGAAAGAACAGTTAAGAGCCGATTTTGATAGCCACAAGGCAGAAGAATTAAAGCTTATCACATACAATGGCAACCTTTTTAAAGACAAACTTGATAAGAATAAGAAGATTCTTAAAGATTTACAAAAAGAGTTACCACAGCATAGAGAAAGCCTTGAAATGTTGAATACAGCCATTGCAGACCTTGAAAAGCAGTTATCCGAACTTCCACAGGAAATTGATGTGACAGCCACAGAGGAATACAAGGAACTTGAACAGCAGATAGCTGAAAAAGAACAGGCTATGCACAAGGCTAATGACATATCGGCAGTCAAGGCTGAATTAAAGACACAGGAAAGTGATTTAAGGCAGCAGTTGTCAGAGTGTGAGCGAAAGATAGCTGAAAGCAACACAGAGAAAGACGAACAGCGACTTGAAGAATTGAGGGCAGAACAGCGTACACAGGAACAGAATAAGGCTAATGCTGAAAAAATCCTTGATTTGCTTGATGAACTGGATAAGGCAAAAAATGAAACATTGTCTGACAGCATTAACAGCCATTTCTCACTTGTTAAGTGGAAGTTGTTTGAACTGAATAAGTCTGGCGGTTACAAGTCAGTTTGCATACCTACAGTTAATGGAAAGTCAATTCTTACAACTATGAGCAATAAGGGTAACAGGATTCTTGGCAGAGTTGATATTTGCAACTCAATTCAGAAGATTAGTGGTATGTCAGTGCCTATTATCTTAGATGATAGTGAGAGCCTTGACAGCACCAATCAGAAGAAAGTTGCTGATATGGTTGATAGCCAGTTGATTATGCTGATTGTCAATGATAGTGAGAAATTAGAGATTGTGGAGGGATAATATGCAAGGCGAAGATACTTATGTACTTACAGTAAGCAATAAAGAAGCATGAGTTATCAAGCAGTTTGTATCAGCGATAGAGAGAACTACTGTTACGATAGATAATGATGATGTATGGGAAATTATGGAAGCTATCGCATATAAAAGTACTTCCGCAAATGTAACAGGCATAATGATTATGTATGAAGAAAGCGAGGAATAATTATGGCAGAAACAACAGCAGTGGCAGAGAAGAAAGCATTTACAACATCATTGAGTGAGTGGAGTAATGCTATGACAGGTCTTGTTATTGACGATTATAAGGCTTGTGGAATGAATATGGATGATTATGCAAAAGAGTGTGCTATGGAAGCAATGACAAGCATATTTAATCTTGTTAAGAATGACCCCAAAACCAATATGAGCAATCTTGATACAAGCAATTTAAGGGGGATTGTAAAGCGTTGTGCAAGTCTTAAACTCAATGCTAGCGCATACCCAAGGGAGTGTTATTTTCAGCTAAGAAATGTAAAGGTAGGAACTGACCCACAGACAGGAAAAGATATATGGCAGAAACAGGTTGAAATGGGAATTGAGGGAACAGGCTATGATTCACTCTTATCTAACTACGGAAAGAATGTTGACACAGTTTATCCATATTGGGTTATCAAAGAGGGGGATGTGTATATTCCACCTAAACATAAAGGACTTTCAATTACAGAACCAGAATGGGAAGAAAAAGGGTTATCCGATAAGGCGGTAAGAGTTGTATATCCTGTTAAGTTATTAGACGGAACAGTTACATATCTTTCTGCTGACAGGGATAGTGTTAAGGTTAATCTGTTGGCACACGTTAAGCAGAATATGATGAACAGTACCTTTGGAGTATGCGAGGATAGATATAAGGCTACGCCAAAGCAGAAAGCAGAAATTAAGGCTAAAAAAGACGAGATTCTTAACGCATTAAGAGCGTGCAAGACAGTAGATGAAATGCTTGAATGTGAGCTTGCTAGACCTTTCATAAGCGGTGCTTGGCTTGACACGCCAGAGAGTATGATTCAGAGAAAAATGTGCAACAATGCGACAAGGAAATACCCTAAGAACTATGACCCAATGGCACGACAGGCACAAGTTGAAATGGACGAGGTATATCAAGTTGCACAGGCTGAAATTGCTGAAAATGCTAATACTGTTGAGTTTATAGAAGATAAGGCAGATGTAGTTGACACCACGGCAACAGAAGCAACCGAAAAACAGGCAGACAGCACATTACCACCATTCTTACAGGAGTAAGCCTATGAAATCAGCGAGTTTAGAACAGATGATGTCTGATATGAGTAATGGCGTATATGACTTGACTTGTAACGGAGAATGCACTCAATGCGGTAATTGTTGCAGCAACATACTCCCTATGACGGAAGATGAAATTACAACAATCCACAAACACATCAAGAAGCATCATATTAAGGAGCACAGGCATAATTATCCAACAGCCACACCGACAATGGATATGACTTGTCCGTTCCTTAATGATGATAAGTCAAAGGAAAAATGCGAGGTTTATTCAGTTAGACCAAGGATTTGCAGAGAGTTTATCTGCTATCCGAGTAAAAGACCACCGATTGATGATTGGGATTACAAATTAAAGTGTAAGGCAGTTGATGTTAGAAAGGAGTTTTACGGATGAGAGTAATTTCACAGGACGGAACATTAGATTTCCCTTATGAATTATCTACGGTTCGTGTATATAATGAAGTAATTTCGATGGGAATGTGCAAAGATGATTCTTGCAGAAGCATAATTGCAAGATATTCTACCGAAGAAAAGGCACTTAAGGCTATGGAAATGTTGAGAGAAGTATATCTAAAGTATATGGAAATCGAAGGACACGCAGACTTAACAGGGCAAGGAATTATACAGCCTAATTTCTGGGTACTTCCTAAAGTTTTTCAGTTCCCACAGGATGATGAAATCGAGGTGGAAGTATGAAATTAACTTGCTTAGGCTCATCATCAGCCGGAAATTGCTATCTGCTAACTTCCAACAGTGGAGAAACACTTATCCTTGACTGTGGAATACCGATTAAAGAGATTAAGAAAGGCTTAAATTGGAACATTAAAGATGTTGTGGGTGTGTTATGCACCCACCAGCATTCAGACCATAATAAATCGTTAAAAGATTTTATAAATATGGGAATACCTGTTTTTGCTCCATATTTAAGCCGTGAATCTATGAAAATGCAAACGGAGTTCAATATACAGATGTTTGGCCTAACAACAGTAGATGGTAGGTGGACGCACACTAACGCAGACGGAACGGAATGCCCTTGTTACGGATTTTTAATCGCACATAAGGAAATGGGTAAACTGCTTTACATAACCGACACAGAGCTGATTAAGTGGCGTTTTAAGGACATAAATCACATTTTGCTAGGCGTGAACTATGACAAGGATTTAGTTGATACCGACAATCCGAAAGCTAATCACGTATTCAGAGGTCACTTAAGCATTGACACAGCTTGCGATTTTGTCAAGGCTAACGATTCAGACAGCTTGCAGAACGTCATAATGTGCCATTTATCAAGTGAAAATTCTGATAGAGATAGTTTTATCGAGAAGATGAAAAAAGTTGCTTGTGGTGCAAATGCGGATGTTGCAGAGCGTGGCAAAGAATGGATTTTAAGAAAAGGAGATGAATGTCCGTTTTGAGAATAGAAAAGCTAATTGAATTTCTAAAGGCGCATTTTGAAAGTGGAATACAAATGTTTGATACGCCGTCAATTATGCCAGATTTCCGAATGCCTATTTATGATAAAGATGACATACTTGTGTTGTTTGCGCCTGAATACGAATATATCGAGATATATGGCGTTTCTGATGAAGAATTTGAACGAGTAATGAAAGAAGCAAACGGATATTAAAAATGTGTGTCCGCTTTAGAAAGGAGCAGTAATGGAGAGATTAACGATTAATGAGATAATTGAGCATTGCGACAGAAAAACAGAGATGTACGAAAAAGCTTGCGATATTAAGTATCTCGAAACAACAACTATGAATAATCCTATAAAGGAGTATTGGGAGCATAAACAAGTTGCTGAATATTTAAGAAAGCTCAAAGAATATGAGGACTTAGAGGAACAGGGCAGACTTATTAAATTGTCTTGCACAACAAAGGATACCGTTTGGCATTTTTGCAGGGAATTGGGGCAAATATTAGAATATAAAGTTTATGAAGTAACTATATATTCTGAAACACCAATATACCACTGTGTTGCATATTCAGAAGGCTTCCCAAAAGATACCTTAGATGAAATATCAGTGCGTACTTCAGAATTTGGCAAATCAGTATTCCTTACAAAGAGCGAGGCGGAAGCAAGATTAAAAGAACCTAACTACATAGAAGAAGTAATAAGTCAATGTCCGTCAAGTGATTTTGAATACGTAGGCGGCAGTTGTCCTAAATGCGGAGAATATGTAACTTCAAGCAATGATTTTGAAAAATGTCATTACTGTGGAAAGCTTTTAAAGTGGAAAAAATGGGATGGTGCTTTTAAATTATATTGAATTGAGAGGTGGAGAAAATGAGCGATAAGCAGAGCAATCTCACAGACAAAGAAATGGAAGATTTACAGAGCGTAGTAACTGACACATTAGCAAGTGTATGTGCTATGGCAGATAAGAACAACATTGACAGAGATAGTATGCTGAAATACTTTGCTGATATGCTCACAGCTTTTGCAGAAGTGGCGAGCATACAGAATTATGGAACTAACCGCACTTGTAACTGCCAGCATAACAGTAATTCAAGAGACAGTGAGCCTTGTTGCAGATGCGATAGCAGAAAGACCAACGCTGACAGAATAAGGAATATGTCGGATGAAGAGTTGCTTGATTTTATATGTTCAATAGAAACTTATGAAGAGGGTAGTGTTAAGACTATTGAAAATGGGGTTTCAATGCATACAGTAACGGAAGTTCGGGAATGGCTTCAATCAGAAGCGGAATAGGAGATAAATATGGAGAATACAGATGCTAGAGTGCTACTACAACATATTTACAATACTTATGGTTATCAAATATCAAAAAACTTTAAGGATAATGCCATTCGAGACGCTTTTGAATTAGCAGACAAGGCACTTGAAAAGCAGATAACTGAAAAAGAACAGGCTATGCACAAGGCTAATGACATTTCGAGTGTCAAGGCTGAATTAAAGGCACAGGAAAATGATTTAAGGCAGCAGTTAGCAGAATGTGAAAGCCAGATTGCAAAGTCTGATACGGCAGCAGATGAACAGCGACTTGAAGAACTGAGGGCAGAACAGGGCAAGAGTTGGATTTTGCAAAATCCAAACAGTTGTCCGTTTTAGAAAGGAGATTATATGAGTTGTAGTAGCTTATATGGAATTAAAGCTGATTATACAGGTGAAATACTTTGTGAGTATGAAAATTCTTGGTGGTTTAGTCCTGTTGTATGGAGTGTACTTTCGGACAAGACACTCCCTAAAGTTATGGGATATATTCAAGGTGTTATTGGAATACACGGTGCAGATGTTTGGAAGAAAATAAATACAAAAATGAACAATTCCACAAATACATCAGACCGAATTTGCTGGGAATTAAGCAATCAGCAGATTTTCTTTACAAAAGACAAAGATTGTATTGCTTACAATATCCGCAAATTTGTTGAGCAGAATAAAGGCTATGATAAATCTGATGAGGATAATTTATCAGTGTTAGAAAGAGAACATATTATTGAAAGATTTAACAAAATTGCAGATGACATATTCGCTTTAGACGAGAAAGAATATCCTTATTTTGTTTTTAAGAATACTTCTGTTGATGATAATGTGGAATCTTGGTTCAGTGTTTACGATGAAGAAACAGATGATTATGTTGATAAATCAATAAAAGATTGGGATAAGTTCTTAGCGGAATTTGTAATCATTGAAAATGAACAAATCAAGAATTTCATTTCAAATAGAGACTTTCAATATTAAATTTCGAGGTGCAGCGAACAATTAAGGAAATTATTACCCAGTGTGGTAGAAAGGAGCAGAAATGGAGAGATTAACAATTGATGAGATAATCGAGCACTGCGACAGAAAAACAAGGATGTACGAAAAAGCTTGCGATATTAAGTATCTCGAAACAACAACTATGAATAATCCTATAAAGGAGTATTGGGAGCATAAACAAGTTGCTAAATATTTAAGAAAGCTCAAATATTATGAGGACTTAGAGGAACAAGGCAGACTTCTGAAACCGCCTTGTAAGGTAGGAGATACAATATATGCTGTTGGCGAAATAGTAAAAGAATACAAAGTAATAAGCGTGGGTTATCCTAGCAATAAAGCAACTAACAGAAGCGAATTTTGCATTGAAACATTGCCTGTCAATGGCTCAAGAGTAGTTGTGGCTTTTTATGATAAGGAATTTGGAAAGAATGTATTCCTCGCAAAATCCGAAGCCGAAGTAAAACTGAAAGAATTGAGAGGTGGAGAATAATGTGTAGCAGCGAACAAATAAAAGAACTTGCGGAACGTAATGCTGTTTACGAGTTTGAAAAGAGAGCAAAGATGTATGGCAAGGAGTATATAAGATACTATTATAACAAATTGGCTGAATTGAATGGCAGTATTAATAGCACTTGCAAATGCAAGCACAACAACAATTCAAGAGACAATGAGCCTTGTTGCAGATGTGATAGCAGAATGACTAACGCTGACAGGATAAGGAATATGTCGGATGAAGAGTTAGCAGAGTTTCTTGTCGGATTTAAAAACACATTCGGTGAGGAATACGAGGGAGAAACTAGTTGTATGGAGTGGCTTCAATCAGAAGCAGAATAGGAGGGCAAGCAATGAGATTGATTGATGCAGATAAATTGAACTTTCATTGCAATTATGATAGTGATTGTTCGGGAGATATATCACATTGCAAAGAATGTGATAATTATGTATTAGATTATAGAGATATACAAGAACAGCCAACATTCTTTGATATGAAAGCTAAACCTATTGATAATTTCGTAGACCCGTTTAAATCAAGAACCGCAACGGAAAATAACCTTGTTGAAGAAAATGCAGAACAATTAACGGTTAATGATATTGATAAGGTTGTGAAACAGCTTGAAGACGAAAGAGAGCTATCATACGCAGATTTTGACAAATATGTTGAAGAAGTCAGTCCTTGCCTTGATGCAGAATATGATGATAGTTTTCAAAGAGGTTTAGAAAGGGCAATTAAGATAATAAAGGCAGGTGGAATTAATGGATAGAGATTGCAATAAATGCCCTATTTGTGGTGCAAGATTAGAATACTCGGATTTAATGCAGTTTTCTAAAGATTATCAGATTAAATTAAATGGTAGATTGTCTAAAAATTCTAAAAAGAGCGATGTATCTCCTATGGAATGTGGATTTATAAGTTGTACTTCTTGCGATTTCCATACTAACTGTGATTTAGAGTGCGAAGAAAACCACGATATAAAAATATACCAGGAGAATGGAGTGTATATGTATGAAGATTAACGATAGATATTTATTTAAAGCAAAGAAGAACTGGCAAGAATTACCAAAAGATGAACAATGGGTGCAAGGTTACTTGTTTGATGATGGATTTGAAAATGGGAGAATGATATTGTAGAAGATAAACAAGGAAATCTTTATAAAGCATTCTGGCAGAGTAATTATTGTCAGTTTTCTTGGATTTGTGTTAAATCAGACATATTCAAAATCGGTGCAGAGTGGGATTTGTATGTTAAGAGAAGTTCCGAAATGAAAGTTATTGATAACATTTTTGACAATAAAGAGTTATTAGAAAGTGAGGAAAAGTAATGAATCGTGTAATTTTATGCGGAAGAGTTGTTAGAGAACCGGAAATTAGATATTCACAGACAGCAAACGGAAGTATGGCAGTTGCAAGATACACATTAGCTGTTGACAGAGCTTTTAAGAAAGAGGGCGAACAGGCAGCAGACTTTATTAATTGTATTGCATTTGGCAAGAATGGAGAGTTTGCGGAGAAATATCTTCATCAAGGTACTAAGATTATCGTTGAGGGTAGATGGCAGACAGGCAATTATACCAACAAGGACGGGCAGAAAGTTTACACTAATGATTGTGTTATTGAAAGACACGAGTTCTGCGAAAGCCGTGCTAATCAGCAGAGTGGCAATAATGGAATTATGGGCGGTAACAGCAGTAATGATAGCTTTATGTCAATCCCAGATGGTGTAGCTGACGAGGGATTACCATTTAATTAAGAGGTGTAATTATGGCAGAAAATAAACATACAATGCAAGAATTGTACCAATGGCAGGCATTACCGCTTAATATCAAGGTTTTAATGACAGCCGAGAGAATACGAAACTGGGTCGATGAATTTGGTGAAGATGGAGTGTATCTATCATTTAGCGGTGGTAAGGATAGCACAGTTTTAGGACACATAATCAAGGTTTGCGGATATAAAAATATTCCTTTTGTGTTCGTGGATGTACCGACACAATATCCAGAGTTAAAGAAGTTTGCACAGACATTCGATAATCTTGTGATTTTAAAACCTAAGATTTCATTCGCACAGGTTTGTGAAAAGTATGGATTCCCAATGTTTTCAAAAGAAATATCAGAATGTATTGCAGATAGCAGAAAATACATTAGAATCCTTACAGACAGACAGACAGACAGACAGACAGACAGACAGACAGACAGACAGACAGACAGACA